TTATACAGAACAGCGACTCACAGGTTCTTTTGTCTCCAGACTCTTAAGCAAATCTGCAACTCTATCTTTCTCTGTGGCGTAAGTGACATCAACGATACTTTTCACCCACGGTAGTAATGCAGGAGATAAACGATAATGAACCCATTTGCCATGTTTTGAATCGAGCAAAAGACCTGATTCTCTTAGCATTGCCAGATGACGGGATGTCTTTGGTTGCGATAAATTCAAGGCCGTATAGATATCACAGACACATAGCTCACCAGATGCTTTCAAAAGCAACACGATATCGAGCCTTGTTTGATCACCTAAAATTTTAAACAGTTGTAATGGTTCCATGTGTACCTCTTTAATCTTTTTTTAAAATTACCTCTAAAAAACACATGCGTCAAATCGAATATGTTTCCCATGAACTATTATTGTAACCGTCAGCATTTAGAACCATTAGCATGCACATAAAGGTGCATTCCTTCACCGTCAGTTAGTTTGCATCCTTTATCGGCAGGCTTTGCCGTTCTTACCTTCACATCTGTTAGTGCCATATAGGAACTCCCATGAGTTTGTGTTGGTATAAGAATTCATTGAACCTGTATGTACCAACGCATATGCCAACAAATATTACTTGATTTAGGTTGATATAGGTGGATGTCAGTTGAACGAAGAAAAGTTAAAATCAGCTAATTAACTGAATTTCAGACATAAAAAAAGACATCGGTTGATGTCCATTGAGGACCCTACAGGATTCGATATAGAGACATTATTTATTGATAAATAACAAATATTTTCCATTCAATTATCTACCATGCCCCCTATAATGCCCCCTTTTGTTTTTGTGAGGCTTCCCTTGGGATATTTTTTAAACATACAGATACAGAATGATAAGAGTGTACTGTATTGCGAAAATATCACTACCACCGGAATTTATTGCAGATAGTGAAACACCGACCAGGCAGAACCCTACCCGTAACCTCCCCGTCATTTCCCACTGACTCCGTTTCAAGCGGAACCGTGATATCCGGAGGCGGAATGTGCCAAACTTACGCCAGTAGAACCACATCTCTTTAAGAGTTTCAGTTACAAGCCTACCCTCTTTAAGAGGGTTAGTTGCGAACCACCCCGATAATATCGGGTCAGTTAAATGGCAGATTTCTGCCACTTTGTGTAAGGCGGGATATCAGGGCGGAATAAATACAGACCGGCAGTCCGTCAGATCAACGCAAAACGCCTTATAGCATTGACGTTTCGTTGACGTATAGTTATCAGAGTAATCAGGCTGTGCGCTTTGCTGTCTCTGGCTTAGAGACACATTCGGGCATGATCAATTCGTGCTTACAGATATTATTTTCTATAAGGCTGGTTTTCGGTAACGTCAAACGGTCAGGCGACCCCATCCGGATAACGTCAACGGTTTCTAGGGCTTTTGGTCAACAACTCTGAAAAATCATCACAATTTCGTATGTTGCCATTTTGTCAGCTTGGTTTCGCCATGTACGTAAAGTGGATGCTTAGGTTCACCCGTTTTATTTAGTTCCAAGTAGTACAATTTATCCGATAGTAAGTTGTCTGATAATAGGCTTAACATATATCCAGAACGCCCCATAAAGCCGCCATTATTCCCCCATGCAGCTACAATGACATCAACTTCTTCTGCTCGCTTAAGAAGAACCATATCAGTTTCGCTCCCCACGGGTTCTGACGCATTGCGCATCTCTTTAGGATCAGTTGCTCTGAATGCAAATAAATTACACATTATCAGCCCACCGAAACCCCATTTAACTGAAAAATCAATACAGCGAGTAATGGTGTTATCATCAATTTCTTGATCAGCCGTAGATGGATTTAATCCAATAAACATAATTTTTGGCTTTGATTCATCCCACACCCTCCATAGATCGTACCTATACTTATCATCATTGGAGATATATGCATCTTTAGTTTTCATTACAGCCCCTAATAACATGAAAAAATCATCTACGTGAACACAGCTAAATTGTAATCTGAGTACAAATTAGCTGATACCCATTGAACCATTCATGCCGCCCAGTGGCAATAACTCGGCTCCCTCTCTGGCAGGTCATCAGTTCCAATGCGTTCATATCAAATGCCACCAGCTTCAGCGGATAGGGGCTGCGGCGTTCACTCTCTGCCTGAATGGTCATTGTTGCCATTACTTTACCGGTAGCCGTCTTGACCCGCTGAGGTGGCTTTGTGACGGTGCCGGTTACTGTGGCTGTGATGGGCTTTGCTTTTCGGTATGTGCGCATGGATCACCTGCTGGCTGCTGAGACTGCGCATAGTATAACGCATTGATAACGCTTAATTCCGGCATAAACCCGGAAACATTGCTGCCATTGGTCACTGAATCAATGACCAACGATGATACGGGATAATCCCGCATGTAAAACCTTAGTGTAACCTTAGCGTAAAACTTTGTAGTAACCTTGTGGTTTCCTTGCCGTAATCTTGCCGTAAACCTTACCGTAATCTTACCGTTTCCTCGCCCTAATCTCGCCCTTACCCCTCACCGTAATCTCACCGTTATATAGCTCTGACCCTTGTTGTAACCTTGTTGTTCCCCGAGACCGTCACTTTGTCCCGCGCAGGGTGATATAACTTAACGTACTGATATTTATCCAGAGTGTGATTTAGCATTCTGGCGTGAGCCACCGATACCGGAGCCTCCTGTCCGGTCATTGTCCTGATACCGGCTGCTGATAGAGTGGCATAAGCTGGTGGTCTGTCCGGTAATTGTCCGGTACGCGGGATCATACAGGCTATTCCGGTGCGTACCAATCTGCGTACCAATGATGATAAAGCCTGTAATCACGCCTGGCTGATCCACATTCGGCGGCTGTTCGATGCCTGGTTTTGTCCGGTTCCGGTGACAGCTTTTCACCACGATATTTCACAACATCCGAGTTTCTTGATGTCAGGTTTTGACAGGTTCAGATGTCAACATTTGTCAACATCAGCACTCTCCGGCATCCGGTTTAAAAGTTAACATTTGTAAACGTCTGAGGGCTTTTCTCTGGCGGGTAATCCTTTGCTCTCAATCCCGAAACTAAAACAACAAATCTGTGCTTTTCTGTACCGGGCCCGCATTCCAACCGTCACCCTTTCCGGCTATTGCGACAACCACAACGGTACAAAGCGCAAATCTGAGCTTTGCTTTTTTAACAGTGGGTTAGATTGATATTTGTTTGTTATTTGAACTGTATAACACTGTTATACACTGGTATAATATACAGCACGTACCAGTAAAAGGACTTTTATCATGAGCAATTCTAACCTTGTCGCCTTTCGTCTCCCCGCTGAACTCCAGACCGTGTTTAATGACGCTGTAACGGCTTCCGGCAGCGATAAAACATCATGGATAGCTTCAGCCATTAAAGAGAAGCTGAACCGCCCAGAGGGGAGTCCTGATGCCCGTATGCTGACGCTGGTGGAAAGACTGGAATCCGCCGCCGCTTCACTGATTGCAGGTAAAGCCGATATCCCGCCTCATGCCTACAATGAACCGGCAATCGTCGCTGTGGTGAATCAGGTGCTGTCTGAGGGGGTGGATAACGGGCGTGTCATTGCTGAACGGATTAACGAGGCTGGCTATCAGACAAAGGCCGGTAAAGCGTGGGACAAGGATATCTATTCTGCGTGGAAGCGCAGAAAGCAAAGACCCAGAGATATGGGTCTATCCATTTAAAACACTTCAGGTTTAGAGATGTTTTCTTGGGCGTAATGAAGGAAGTTTATACTTGGAAGAAGCACCGGCGGATGGCCTCCACTAATAAGTAAGTTGGCCAAAAAAGCCCTTAAAAATGGGAATGCGATAGCCGGCGCATTGATTACTGGAAACTTAGAATTACGAAAAGCTTCATTAATATCTGAATCAGTAATAAAATAGCTCTGATAATCTATTCTTAAGTATTTTCTATCTGTAGTTATATATTCAAAATCGAACACAATTTTGAATTTTCTAGCGTCTTCCTCATAGAAAATCGGCTCAAAACTTAAGCTAAAGTCAGAATCTAACGTCTGATTGTCTTCGGCATCAACCAGAATTAGCTGGTTTACTTTATTTTCTTTCAATGAAAGCTTCATTGCTAAGCTGCTTCACCCATGTCGTAAGTTTCTGAAGAAAAAATAATATTTCTTCTGCTAGGAGCATCGAGATTACTAGGCTCGATGACAGTTACTCGCTCAGATACTTCAACTACATGAGCAGCTAAAGATCTCCCATATGCTGGGAATTTAGACAGTTCTTCAAAAAGAGACTCAGGAGTATACTCACTGAGAGCCGCTTCTAATAAAGTCATTCTTTCTTCAAAGGAAAGCATAATTTCCTCCTAATTTTGTTCAGTGTACTCTTTTGGGGACATGAAACAGCTAAAATCAATTCTGTCCTTCGCGTGAGCAAAAACGCACATTTGCTGCCTAGTGGCTAAACAAAGATGCTCTCGCCGATAACGGGTAAATAGCATTTTGAGGAACCTGCTATCATGTGGAGCGTCTTGTGCTTTAACTGCTAAATAGGGAAAAATTCCTGAAGATTTGGTTTCCTTGTTCAGTTTTCTAAAAAAAGCGATCACCTGAGAAACCGTAATTTTACCCACATCTTTAATGTCTAATTTTTGCGCAACTTGCGTACGCATTTTTTGAAATTCACATATTTGTCTAGTGTTGCCGACTAAATCTAGTAGCTCATCATCTTCATGAAATGTAATAGTAAACTTACTTATTGTTACCTGTTTCCCTTGATTCCACCGTTCAGCCCAGTAGGTATCATCTGTCCAGAAGTAGTAGCCTTGAGTCAGCCACTGATTATCTCCCTCTCCGCTTAAAAAAGGAACATTTTCACGGAGGAAATCATAACCACCTTCATCACGACAATTATGGTATCCAATGTGAATTTGGCGACCCATGCGTAATATTACCACTAGTTAGTTATTTGAATTTATTAGCATTAGTCTGAATTTCAGTATTAATCTAATAAGTTGATTGTTAAGTATACACCTTTTATTGATATAACCAATACGTACATAACTAGGCTAACCAGAAAAACTAAACTACTAGGATTTAGTTAAAAAGCAAAAACAAAACGTGCCAATCATCATCAAACTTGTATCAACTCTGATGTTAAGCATACTCCGCACTCCGCCCGCAATTCGCAATTTGACCTTAACATTTCTATACATCCATATTTGCGCAAAAATCACGTTAACCATTGTTACACAAGGCTTTTACCGTGGTTCGCACTGCACAGTTTTCGGGTTTCGTTTTGCGCAGTTCAGCGCGCACAATACCGATACATTCCGATACATGCGAACCGGAAACATTTATAGATTTTTTAAGGCGCGGCGGGGATCTGCGGAGGTATTTACCTTATCAAACCTTATCACCCGGAACGTTAGCAAATGTTAGCATCCGTACCGGGTCAGAAACGCCAGATAACGGCATCAATTGTTATCATTTTACTTAAGATTTCCAAAGATTCGGGCCGATAAGACTTAGTAAAACTTAGTATTGCGATATCCGAAAAACGTTAGGATTTGTTAGGATTTACTCTCTGTATTTGTCGCTATTCAGCCCGCTTTCACGGGCTTTCTAACATGTCCGAAAATCATCAAAGCTGTCAGCCTCTCGCGCGTGCGCGTACTGGTGTCTAAATCATCAGAGTTCACGCTCTAATTTCTCAATGATAGCCTGCCTGACGAACTCTGCACGGTTGCCCCGCATGTGCCTGCTGCGCTTAATGTGGCTGTCTACCGCGTCAATAACAGACTGCTCACAGGTGACTGTCAGGCGTGTTGTCGGTGTACCGTTAAAGTAGCGGTTAGTCTGTTTCTTTGTGCTTTTCTGCATAGCTTTTATCTCTTTCAATTGCTGTCTTTGTACATTTTTTAATTTACTATTACCCGTAAACTCTTTCAGGAAAAAGGAGAAGCACCTTGAAATTAAAATTTATTGTGCTGGTTTTATCAGTATTGCCACTGGCGGCCACCGCTAGTGTTATGACGATGACTTGTGGTACCGATTTCATTCAGCTATTTGAAGAAAATGACTATATTAATGAAGTCAGAGTAAATGATGTCCCTACCAATATTGTAATTATCAGCCATAAAGTTAACAAAAATGGCAATGTAGATTCATATCTTTTTTATGGATTTAAAGGGAATAGAAAAGTATCTCAACTCCACCATTCAGGAGATACCGGAATAATCACGCATCGGTATTTTTTATTTAGTCAGGACGGCTCACCGGAACGTCCCGGCAAGCCGATATCTTCCCCTGTCGTTTGTAAATAAAGGGCTTTGAGCCCTTTATCGTTTAACTCATCGGTGTGATCAGCTGGAACATGTTTTCGCGGGCGGATGTGGTCGCATCTGCCACATTACCGCTGACTGTCGCTGATGAGGTGTTGATATTAATATCTCCGAAATTAGCCTCAACACGGTTATTAACGGTCTTGTTTCCCGGCTGAAGCATCTGTGAATTAGCCATAATTTGCCGGGTTCCTGCGGCTGCGTTCGGCGCAATGGGATTGGAAACAAAGTCATTAAAACTATTGATTTTATTTGCCAGATCTACAGCCGGATCACCAGTACCATTAATGGCAGACATAACCAGCCCTTTGGAATACGGGAATTTCCCCTTATTTTCCATTTTGGACATTTCTTTCATCAGGTCATACATCACCGACGGGTCATTCAGGTTAATTTTATCATGAACGTCAACCCCCATCCCGGAAGCCACTGTATTTGAGTATGCGACCGGATCATTTTTACCGTGTCCTTTGGGTGCCCATTTGTGAATAATATCCCACACCGTTTGCAGTTTCTGATAACCGGCGGCGCGTGATGTGCCGTCATAATACATCTTCAGTTGGTTTGCACTGGCTCGTATTCCGTTGTATTCCGTATCAAATTTAGCCCAGCCACCGATATTATCTGCGCCCTGCTGATTAGCATAAGCAAGGTTTAGCGGGCTGTTATAGCGCAAGCCTCTCTCGCTATGATTTCTGGCAACGCTGCCGTCCTCACCGTCCGTATCAGATGAAATATCATAACCATTCATCAGGATATCATTAGCCTCGTCCAGGCTTAATTCGCCTTTTGACACTTTGGCGGCAAGTGTATCTCTCTCAGGGTCGCCGGTCGGTATATCCAGTGTGTTTTCAGTTAAGCGCGCTCCGTTTTGCTTACCGCGGTTATCAACCCACTCTCCATCCACCCAGCGGGCATCCCCTTCACCAATAATGGCTTTACCTGCATATCCCCACGTTGGGGCTGTTCTAAACCGCTGGAACCAGTCAAACCCACCGAAAGCTTCATTCAGCGCATAATCAACCAAATCAGAGGCAACATATGTCGCTGCTGCTACTCCACCAGCTTTGCCAATAAATCCTTTACCTAAGCCTTTGCCGACTTTGGTTGCGCCCCTTGATACCCGCCCGAATGCGTTCAGCATTTTCGCCGCCCACTTGGTAGCAATGTATGCGGCAAACGCAGCAAACGCTGCTTCCAGTTTATTGAGGTTTCCCTCCTGGTCGGTAAACCATTGCCCGATAGTGGTTCCTTTGAACCATCTTTCGAACTGATCCAGCTTCATCAGAATATAGGTAATGGTTTTATCCCACTTAGCCCAATATTCACCCAGCAGTGATTCGCCGCCTTCTTTCCATTTTTTATAATCGTCATACAGCAGCCAGAGACCTGCACCGAGAGCAAACAAAGCGAGGGGAACCAGCCCGATTGACGCAAACAGCCCCAGAAAGGCCGCAGCGGCTTTTATCACCAGCGGGATAAGCAGGACGCCCAGCACAATTCCGATGCCCTTAAACACCATTACAGCCGTGTCTCTGTTCTTGTTCAGGAACATCAGCACACCGGTGATCACCTCAGAGAATTTCAGCAGTGACGGCATCAGGTAGTTTGCCAGCAGGGTTTTCAGACCCTCCCAGCCTTGCCGAACCTTCGCATTCTGTTTGTTGAGCTGACGGCTGATTTCCAGTTCTTCCTCGCCGGAGATAACCAGGCCGCGCTGCGTGTCCAGCATTTTCTGCATTGCGTCACGGCCTTGCAGCAGGGTGTTAATCGTGCCCTCGTCAAAGCCCATGTTTTTCGCAATGTTGTACGCCTGCGGGCGGGACATACCGGAGAGGCTGTCGGCCACATCCAGCAGGATAGCGTCGAGGTCGCGCAGTTTACCGCCTGAGTCCACCACGCCGACATTCAGCGCATTAAAATACGGCAGCACCGAGGAATCCCCGATAGTGACCAAATCCCACAGCGATTTGCTGAGGTTGGACATGCTCGCCGCCATACCATCCGCAGAGCCGCCGGACATCTCAGCCATGTTCTGCCACTTTTTAATCTCAGTGGCACTCATGCCGAGGTTTTTGCTCAGGAAATAAAGCTGGTCATTTGCCCGGTTAACTTCAGAGATGAGTTTCGCCAGCCCCGAAGAAACCAGAATAGCCGAGAAAAGCGCACCGACAGCTTTCACTCCTTCGTTAACAGACTTCGTGAAATCATCCTGCTTCTTCGTCGCCTTTTTGGTTTCGTTACCGAGGTTTTTTATCGTGATGGTTAAATCTGCGGACGCATTAGTGACATTTTCAACAGATGCCGATAATTTATTATTCTCTGCCGTCGATTTTTTGGCTTCATTGCTGAAACCACTATTATCAAGCCTGAGCGATACGATCAGCGCATCAATTATTGTTGCCATGCGCTCCCCTCCCTCATGATATTCAGTGATTTCTCTGCCTGTTCAATCGCCTTATTCAGTAACCCGCGAATATATTCTGACGTTGTGATATTCAGGCTGATAAGGCTGGTGGATTGCGCGGCTTTTTGTATCTGCTTAACCCGTTCGATTGAGTCCAGTTCGATAAGAATAGGATGCATATCCCGTTTATTGTTGCTCATAGTGCCTCCTGTATTTACATACAGTTATTTTAATTGATTTGTATAAATAAGCAACAAACACCCCATGATATCTATAGTTTTGGAGAATTATTTTCTATTTATTTTTATTTTTAGTTTCTTTATTTCTATGAGGGGATAGCCGGGGGAATCCCCCGGCTACTTTGATTAATGATGATATCTGCGTCTTAATGCCTTTCCTGCTATTTTGACCTGTTCTGGGGTACCTTTAATTTTCATTCGTTTCAGAAAAAAGCCGGTTGTTTCAATTTTAACATCTGCTATTCGCCTGATTGATTCTATTGCATATTTAATTTTATCAAGCTCAAATATTGAATATTCCAGTTCAATTACATCCGTCTCTCCTTCGGTTCGGTAGGTCATTTTCATAATTCATCCTGCTTATTAGTGTGTTGCCATCCCTGCAACTTTTGTTCAGCGGCATCTGCCTGCTCTGGTGTAATTTCACCGTTAGGCTGTCCGTTCATATCAAAGCGATTGCCGCCCGTCATGAGAGTTCTAAGATACACCTTCCGGTTAATGTAAGCGTGTATTCCCTGTTTTATTTGCCCGCCGGTAATATCCAGCCCCGCGCCTCAGCTTCCGCAATCATCTGTTCCCGTATGCCGATTGCCAGCGGTCTGGCTCCCTGTAAAGTGAATACCGGCCAGTGCTGCGCTATCCGGTCTGTACGGCGTTTCCGCTTCTTCGCGTGAGCCTCTGCCCTGTTTTTCTTCTGCGGCTGCTGTGGGGCTTCCTGCTGCGTTTTATCCGGTGCGCTTTTTGGTGCGCTGGTATCGGTCTGAATTGTTATAGCTTTGTTGCTTTTCTTTAAGGTGAGAATTTCTCTGCTCACTTTCGTTACTCCCGTTTTATTTTTTTATATAAATACGCGATCAGGTGTCGGTTCAGTCGGTTCAGTTGGTTCAATTTGTAAAGACGATTGTTTTTAAATGATTTATTTCAAAATACTGAACCAACATTGCCCCCGATTGAACCAACATACTCCGGCACTGAACCAACATTCTTTCCGGTCACTGCCAGCCAGAGGGGAAACGGCTGATTTTCAGTGTTGGTTCAAAATGCCCGTTTGTTGGTTCAAAACAGCCCTTTGTTGGTTCAGTGTTGGTTCAGAAAACAGACTATTTTCCTTATAAATCAATACACCTTATTAAATGAACCAACTGAACCAACACTAAAACACTGTTTTTCACGTATAGCGTTTTTTATCTGAATACACCCCGGTGATGCTTCGGGGGGGTTTAGTAACACTAAATTAACTTTCATCCTCCGGGTCTGAGGTTTCCGGCATAAACCGCAGCACATAGACGTTAATCTGCCGCCCGTCTATTCTCGGACTTTTCCGCTGATAGCCTCTGCCGCTGGACGGCGGTATCAGCATTCCGGCTGTTTTCAGCACTTCGGCAAATTGTTTGTAATTCACGCCCTGAGAGATTTCTTTCTCAAATGCCGCCGGAAAGGTGTAGAAGACAATCGGGTCATTGTCGTGATCCCCTTTCTTTCTGTACCCGGCCAAATCCCGGATTGGCATGTCCCGGCAGTCATACGGCAGTGGTGCGAACCGGCTCAGTCCGTGTGCGTTGAGGAATGCCTCCGCCTGTCCGATTATCTGCTCAATTTCTTTGTTGCCGGTGCCGAACTCTGCCAGCCAGACATTGAATACCGCCTGAACCGCATCCCGGCAGTCCTGCTCACGCCAGCCGGTGATCACCCGTCCGGTCAGTAACGCTGCCTCAACCGCAGCAAAACGGTCACTTGCCCGGTGAACCTGCTCCCCGTAGTTATCCGGGATCAGTTTGCTCCACCGCTTTTGTGCGTCACGGTAAGCGGTTTTTGCATCATCTTTGTGCGCGGAAAGCCAGGTGATCCACCCGCGTCCCGCTGCGCCATAATGAGAACGGCAGTTCACTTTGATAGTGTCGGCATGGTGTTTACCTGTTTCGCAGCCGTGAAGCTCCGTTGCCCGCTGAACCGGGATATTAAGCAACCGGACTAACTGCCCGGCATTAATTTTCACGCCGGAACTGAGCAGGAATGTTTCGATATCTTTTTCACCGGTGCTGATCGCCACTGTCCGCCAGCTCTCCAGCGGACGGTTACCGCCGTCTCTGGCTCCCTGAATCTTTCCCTTGCCGTTAAACAGCGTGTACGCCGATTTATAGACATGTTTCGGATCTGCGCCCTGTCCGACTTCATCCAGATATAAAAGCCCGTCATTGTGCGCTACAGCCTCATTAGCGATACCGTAGGCGGTGCCGTACCATGTCAGCCGCTGTAAATCCGGATGCCCGTACAGACTGACCGCCATATCCGCCGTGGTGCTCTTACCGGCGGTGGACTGGGCATAAAGGTGAATACCGAAGCTGTCCGCCATTGTGATCCCGGTCATGGGTGCTGCCAGTGCTGCGCCGACAGCAAACATCATGAAGATATTGCCTTCCGCCAGCCGTGCCACCTCATTCCGCCAGCTTTCCGCTGTTCCGCTGACCTGATAGGCAGTTGCGGCCGCACTCTGCCCGTTAAACAGCACAGGCTTATCCGGCTCACCGATAACAGAGCCGTCCGGCATGATATACGCGCCTTTGTGCCAGCCGGATTTATGGGTCACGCTCCACACATCCCGCCCCCTGCTGCGCATCAGCCAGTCTGCCAGTGTTGCCCGTAACGCCGGTTTGGTGGTGACAATCACGCCGCTGGCTTTCAGTGTCCGCCAGCCCTCACGCTCACCGATATCTGCCATCGGGATCGCCTTTGTGGTGCCGCTGCCGCAGTCCATTATCAGGAATGACTCATTCACATCGTTAACACCCGCAGCCACCACCGTCAGCGGGTCACTGAGCCACTGCTCGTTATTGATGATTTCCCCGGTTTCTTTATCCAGCTTCGGGATTACCTGAAAGACACCGTTATCACGGGTTTCAATCCGGGGCTTCATCTGGTCGGCTGCGGCGGGCTTTTCTACCGGTTCCGGTGCCTGTCCGCTGTCACTATCCTCCTGCTGATACATTCCCTCTGTGAATGCGCTTACCACGGCACCCAACCCCTCAGCCTGATACATATCGTTCCAGTCCCCGCTGGTGGCCGGCATCGTCACCTGACCGTTAACCGCCCGTGCTGCCGCTTCTGCTTTTTCCCTGCCGGTGTTGATCGTGTTATCTGCGTCATTATCGGCAGCAATAATGAGGGTCGCGCGCGCGTATTGGTCTCGAAAGTGCTTCGCAACGTGGATCAGGTTCCCGGCATCTATTGCCGCCACGGTCAGCGCATCAGGGCGGATTAAGTGACACGTCAGGGCGGTTGCCAGCCCCTCAGCAATAATCACCTCAGAAACGTTATCAGGCGTATTGACGGGGTAATAACTGCCTTTCTTCGTGCTGTCCGTTAACAGGCGTTTCCCGCCGTCCGGCTTAATGGTCTGTGCGCCGGTGACGGTGCCGGTCGCATTCACCAGCGGGATCAGGATTGCCCCGTCAGGCAGTAACGGCAGCGTGAAGCCGGTCAGCCCTTTACCGGTCAGATAAACGGATTCTCCCTGCTGAACCTGCGATAACAGACCGTTGTAACGCGCTGTGAAGCGTTTTTGTTTCTCTGCTGCGTCACCGGCTTCTTTCTGCTGCTGCGCGGCTTTGTGGCTCTCCTGCTGCGCATTAACCTGAGTCCGTTCTCTGGCGGGCTGATGGTCTGAGCGGGTATCAATACCGATAATCCCTGCAACTTCTTTCGCGGCCTCCGTCACACCCACGCCTAGTACACGCTGAACGAGGTCTAACCCGTCACCTGCGCCGCACTGATTACAGATAAACGTGCCGTTACCGTCCTTATCATCAAAACGGAACCGGTCTTTACCGCCGCATCCCGGGCAGGCTGTGTGAGTATTTACCGGCACCTCCGCACCCACAGCGGACAGAATGCCCTGCCATTGCCCGTTGGCTTTCAGTTTCACCTCACGGATAACATCAATGGATTTCATCGTCTGCGCCTCCTTCCGGTGCGGACATATCACGGGATATGCTGAGGATTGACTGATACAACGCCTCCCCCGCCGGAGTTAAACGTCCGGAATCTACAGCACGGGTCAGTGCGTCCGTTGCTGCCGCTTCGTAGTCGTCCGCCTGCTCTGCCAGTGGTTCGATGAAATACCAGTCGGTCAGCAGCACGATATATTCTGACGGCGGGATGTCGCGGCAGGTGGTATTACCGCCCAGCGTCTCCGTCAGCCGGTAACTGTCCTCGTAGTCATGATGGTGACAACGGTATACTGCGGCAGCAAAATCGCGGGTCAGATTCTCCAGCGTGTTATTTTTCTGTCTGAACGGGATCACGTTACTCATTGAAATGCTCCTTTGTCTGCCAGCGTGTCGCCCATATCGTTAATCATGCTCTGCCATATCTCGCGCCCGAACCCGGTGATAAAGCCGTTCGCGGTACACTGCTCCAGTACCTGTACCGCTGCCGGTTCCCACGCCCGGGATTGTTGTTGCAGGGCTTCCAGCAGATAGCTGTCCACCAGCATCCGGATGCCTTTCACACCGTCGGTAATCGCCACCTCAATCGCTTTATTGCCTACATTCATCGGGAACCAGTCGCCGCCGTTCCGTGTGGTGACATCGTGATAAACCGCCCCGGCAAACAGATTGGCCAGCGCATTCACACGGAAGTTTTTTGTGATTAGTGCCATGTTATTTGTCCTCAGTGTGTCCGCAGTTCCGGCTGCTCCGGCACACCGCTTGCCACGTCCTGCGCTATTGCCCCGTGTATGGTGTCCATAATGTCAGTGCCCCACTCAGACAGGCGTAACGTGCCGCTGCCGTCAATCATTGAAACGTACAGGCTGACGATGTGCTCTGCGTTGTCTGAACCGTGGCGTTCTGTCATTGCGCCCTCGATATGATTCGCCATCGCTATCCGTTCACAGTCCGGCAGGGGCGGCAGCATGACCCCGTGATTGCGGTAGTAAGGCATCCCGTTCTTTGCGGTGGTTTCACGGATATACAGCACGGCGACCATCCAGCGGAAAGCGAGCAAATCTTTCGCTTTATCACCCTGTGCATGGTCTAAATATGTCGCAATCAGACGTAACCCCAGCAGCATATTGCTGTCCCACTCTCCGGCATCCGCACGGGCGGGAATGTCTGCCAGCGGTATCAGGGCGATACGCTGATATTTACCGGAAGCGTTGCGTTTCATCACAGCCACGGCAGAGCCGGTGACTTCGGTGCGGTATTCGCTCATATCTTGCCCTCCAAAGCCACCGACAGGGATTTGTCAATCTCTCTGGCAACGTTCAGCGCAACACATATCATATTGACAACTTCAGGGTCGCGTTCAGCATCCAGCCAGACGGACAGCAATGTAATCATCTGAGCAGCATTCATCTGTGGGACTTCCAGTAACTGCCTTATCTGGTATTTTTGTTCCGGATTCATTTCATCACCTCCGCCAGCACTCTCAATTTTTCATACTGTTCAGCCGCAATGCGTTTGATTGCCCTGACCATCAGGTGTGTATCGGGTTCAGCCTCATTTTCTACAGCGGTCATCACCGGAAGCAGCAGCGCGATAATTTCCTCACTGATATGTAAAGCAGACCGAAACCGAACCATGTCACCTTCCGATAATTTGATGGTTTTCATTTGTCGTCTCCTGCTTTATGAGTCAGTGACTGACTGATATCGCTATGTATGTCACTGGCAATAGAAATGAGGTCGAACAAATCCGGTGAGCATTCTTTCAATGCCTGCTCCAGAATGACGGAATACAGTGATGTGACCTGCCGCGCTTTATAGGCGGCAACATCCAACGGAATGACTGACTGGCTCATGATTTGCCCTCCAGTGCTGCGGATTTTTCACTGAGGAAACCTGAAACACCGCCGGATAATTTCACCATCAGTGACGCAAGCACCGTAATGTCAGTATCTGTGAATTTGTGCGGGTAGGACTCAATCATCAGGCTGATAATTTCTAGCTGGTGAGCCTGTTCAGCGGCCTGCTGCAAGGTGATATTTGCGCTCATGCGGACACCTCACGAATCGGTAAACGTCCGGCAAAAGAGAGGATGTAATCGCGTACCAGCAGCATGCGGGCGCTATGCTCGTTTGGTGCTGTGGCTTCGATGCGGTGCGGAATATCTGTGCTGTCTGTGCGCTTTACCGCCAGAAACAGGAATTTGAATTGAGTTTGGGCAGGGATAGCCATCATAACGATGATCTCCGTTTGTATTAACGCGGAGTCACCACCAGAGGTCTCAATCTCTATAGGGGTGGTGACGTTGACAGGGTTGAGACTACTGGCACAAACGGAAACCAGCCAGCCCGAAGGCTGCCCCACCAACGCCACCATTGAATCAGGACGGCATAATACCGTATTTTGCAGGTGTGCGTAGGCACGGACACAAAAAAAGACGCAAGGCGCGTCATGTGTCGCCGTTTGTATATTCAGGGTCTCAATCCTGGCACCGGATTTTGCCGGTGCCCGATCACTATAACGAACATCTGACGATAAAAACAAGTGATTATCATCAAAGTTTTCGGCTTCCCCGGAAATATCCGATATGCCGCCACTCAGCCGCTGACTAATCTGTAATGGCTGATTTGCTCGATATTTAATATCGAACACGCAAAGGGCGGTGGAAACGCTGCCCTTTTTTATGGACTCTAAAAACTCTACGCCTCTATCACTTTTTATGGACTCGCAAAACTCTACACAGTCCTTTTTTATGGACTCCGAAAACTCTACACGCCTATCATTTATGGGCTGACAAAACTCAATTTCGCCCCGCGTAGTGACCCCGATAAAACCTTTAAATGGTGTAATTTCCCCACGATTTGGGATATCCGGATTTGGACAGCTCAGGGTTTCATATTTGAGACCGGCGTAAAATTTCGCTGATTGACCTGCTGAACCCTTAGCCGATGACTGAGCAAATAGTTTTGCTGAGTGTTGAGCCAAAATATTGGCTGAGTGGCCGCTGGTCTTTTGGGTATAACCTGAAGTTAGAGTCAAAGCCGAACGCCCGGACGAAAGTTTGTCTGATTGATTGCCGGTAATACCGTAAGTTGAAGTTACAGTATTCGTGAGGGTGTCCAGTTTAACCGACTCCCCGCCGTCCAGGAGAGAGCCTTTCCCCTGGCTGGCAATATTCCCCAATACCGAGGTTAATTGATTAATATTTGTGCTTTGATACGCCGATTTGGGTGTATCAAACATTGCTGAGGCGATAGTCATCATATTAGCCACCAATCCGTGCCGCAGGACTCATTAAGCTGGCGAACTGCTCAATGCGTTTACTTACCTCTCGCAATGCCTGAGTAGCCGATAAACCCGAATCAATCGCGTCCTGAAATGCTGCCTGTTCGATTTTCTGCATACAGACTAATAAACCTAATTGTTGCTCGTCTGCGCTGGCACGTTCGCCAGTGAGTAACCCTGTTAATCGGTTCTCTGTACGGGCTAGGTTGATGTAATGATATTTCTCTGCGCCTAAGTCTCTGAGTGCGTCCCGTGATTCATGATAATGCGGCAGGTATTCACGGCGGATAGGGTCAGCGGCACGTTTCTTACTGAATGCCTTGGTAACGTCCAGCTTAAACTGAGTCATTTTTTCGTGATCGCGACCGCGAACAATACGGCACATAAAATCAAATTGGCTTTCATTGAGTAAGGCGTATTTATGTTCACGCGAACCTAATTGTTCGGTATTTAATCGCTCCGTTTGAAACGGAAGGGTTCCAAATTGACGTAAATTCTTTGTATTCTTTTTTACTAATTCAAAAAGGTTCTTATGTTTAATTCCGATGCGTTTAGCAAACAGGCGGCTATCAATTCTAGGCTCTGTTTTGTGCTGAACTAAAATAGTCTCCGAGCTGATTTCAGGGTGAGCGAATCCGCCAGCAATTAAGCTGTTATTTTTCTTTTCCATTTTGATTACTCCGTTATTCTGTCGGGTACAGGCTTAAAATATTATCTGTGAGTGCTTTGCTTACCGGCTGATACTTTCCCTGCTCTGCACAATCGTTGATTAAATTAATCACCTTCTGCACATCCTGAGAGGTTTTAAAACGATAGCGGTAATGTGAGCCAATACCATCAGGGTTAGGCTCATCAAGGCGTTCCAGTTCAATATTCAGCTTACGTTCGAGTTCGTTCGGGTAATTGCGTCCGGACGATAAACGGCAATGGAATAAGATTTCATTTTCCGTAAAGCCATTAATGCCAGTACCGATCATATATAAACGGACGCGGTGTTTTTTCGGCGGGTTCTTTGATAAGATAGATGACGCGAAGCTATCCTCAGAAGCCACCTGTGACGGGTGGTTTTTCATTTTCATTACACCACCTCACCAGTGCGGGATTCTGCGATTTTATTCGCTACCCACGCATCAACCTCTGATTCAACAAAGGCGATAGAGCGGGAGCCGATTTTTACCTGTTTTGGGAATTGACCGGCATCTATGAGTTTGTACAGCCACGGTTTAGAGCAACCTGTACGCCGGATAACTTCCGGCAGACGGATAAGACTTTCTTTCTGCGTAGTAATTGCTGGCATATAGCCTCCTGTATTAGTCCTTTAAACACCTGAGTAGACGGTGTGAGGTTTACAGGAATGATTGTGCATCAGGAAAATATAATCGGTTATGGATATAAACCCCTTTATATCCATTTTTAGATATAAACCCCTTTATATTTTTTATTTTTTTACTGGCTTTAAATTTGCTTTATTCAACCATGACTTTATTGATGGCAACTTAGGGGCATCTGTGTATTTTTCTTCAAGCTTGGATTTAACATATGTTGCTACACTAGATAAGCTTGCGTAGGGTATTTTACTCCACCGTTCCATTGCTGTTTTAAGAGCTTCTTCTTTTCTTGGGTGTTCAGGGCGACCTCCCATTTTCCCAATTTCTTTAGGGACATCTTCCAGTCTCATCGCCGTCAATATCGGTTGAACAACCACCAAAAAAAACTCATAAGAAATATGATCGAATTTTTTCATTATGTAATAAAGAGAGCAAAAAATGCTCATGCCGTATGTTTGGAATGACAATCCAATTTCGTCACACACACTTTTGGTGCTTAAGCACAAATAGCCAATGATATTTTGTTCTCGTATATCATTTAAAAAAACAGAAAGCGCACTCTCTAGCTCAACTGTAATAATCAGCTCTTCAGGGGTAAATATATTGCTTGTAGCTATTTGTAATTGTTCTTTAATATCAAAAAATAATCCTTTAATTACACCATCGAACTCATCCGATTGATAAATAATATCATCTTCTTCTTTAATTCTTAGAATTTTGTTTTTTATTGACTCCCCAAAAGAATCAAGTAGATGGAACTGCCGTTCACTCATACGCCACCTCACGCCCTCTTTTTATAGGAGCTATGCCAGCCAGTAGAGGTGTACTGGTTTTCGGGGATCAGCCTAGGCATAGCTTTATTCTTTATCGTCTACGTCAGTCTACTAAAGACTACTACACCTGTCTATTTATCCAGTTCACGTATTCCGGATATAAAAAACCAGCCTTTACTCTGGCTGGTTCGGTGTGCTGCTGGTGGACTATGCCCGTTTGAAATTACCGTGAACAACGTTATCGCCGTTCTCCAGTGCGTCCATATAGTCCGCGTACCACTGAAGCATTACCCTGCGTCCGTCGATGTACTGTGCGTGGTTGTATGTGCCCCTGATTGAGTTCTTATCTACGTGTGCAAGCTGTGTCTCAATCCATGCGGTGTTATAACCCTGTTCGTGCAGGATTGTACTCATGGTATGCCGGAAGCCGTGACCGGTTGCTCTGCCATCATACCCGACCCTTTTCAGTACCTGGTTGATTGCCGCTTCACTCATCGGTTTTGAAGCATCATTCCGACCGTGGAAAATATAACTGAATCGTCCGGTTATTGTTTCAATCTCACGCAATAGTTCCAGTGCCTGAGATGATAGCGGAACCATGTGAGGACGGCGCATTTTCATTCGTTCGACCGGGATCTCCCAAATGGCTTTATCAAAATCAATCTCGCTCCATTTTGCCGCTCTGAGTTCGATGGTGCGAACCCCGGTTATCATGAGTAGCTTCGTGGCTATCAGCGTTATTTTGCTGCCGCTACAAGCTGACAATGCCTGTAAAAAATCAGGTAACTCATCCACATTCAAATGAGGGAAGTGTTTTGACTTTGGTGCAGATAAAGCCCCTGCAAGTTCAGAGGCGGGATTATACTCAGCCCGCCCCGTTACGATTGCATAGCGGAAAACCTGATTGCATGCCTGGCGGATTTTTTTCAGCTTATCCAGCACACCTCTTTTTTCCAGCTTACGCAGAACCTCCAGCATATCCAGCGGCTTTAACTCTGTAATGCTGACTTTGCCAATATGAGGGAATATATCTTTCTGAAAGGCTTCCAGCAGATCCTCAGCATAACCCTGAGACCAGTTCGGCTTTTTATACCCATGCCATTCCAGCGTGATTTTTTCAAAGCTGTTATTAACCAGAGATTCCCTTTCCCGCTTTTCAGCCTTTTTCACCAGTGCCGGATCATCCCCCTGGGCTAATACCCGCTTTGCTTCTTCACGTTTTGCTCTGGCTTGCGCCAATGTGATGGACGGATAAACACCAAACGCCAGTCTTTTTTCTTTACCGGCGTAGCGATATTTCATTCTCCAGTATTTTGATCCGTTAGGCGCGACTTCTAAATACATGCCCCCGCCATCAGAAAGTTTATATGATTTTTCTTTAGGTTTGGATGTCTCTACCTGTCTGGCTGTCAGCTTCATGTGGGGGCACCGAATTTCATTGAACGGGGGCATGCCACCAATTATGCCCCCTTCTGTATGTAGATTTCAATAGACGAGGGTAGACCACAGGATACTGAAAATATAACTGAATGCTGATTCTATGGGGGTTTAGGAGACGATGGTAGACGTTGAAATACTTGAGAATGGTACCCCTACAGGATTCGAACCTGTGACCTACGGCTTAGAAGAGCGTAGAATTAATCTTTTATAATCAATAAAATATGGAAGTAACCAGTGTTCACGCACCATTTCCATAATGAAGTTGTTCAAAGTCGTTCGATGTCATTTCAAGTCATTTTAGTTTATCCGCCCCATTTACGCCCCATCCCACACTCCCCCTGCTATACTCACATCATCACCCACCACTCCGAAACCAACATGCACAATATCGCCAACCTGCCACAAGACGAAAAAGACAAAATTAATGCCGATTTAGCCGCGTCCGGTATAGCGTACAAAGAAAGACTCGGACTGCCTCATGATCTGTACGAAACAGAAAACCAGCAGCCCGAGCATTTACGCCCGTACTTCAGAGAGAGACTAAAGCACTACAGGGAGATCGGGAAAAGTCTTCCGCGCGGGTTTGAGTATGAGGGGGAGTGACGGCGTATATTATGTGTACCCAATCTCAACAACGAAACCATATACAAGCGCGACAGTATTCTCATTGTTTACTGTAGTACCAGTAACCTGAAAACCGTATTTAGTCACCGATGAAATGGAAAGCGTAGCGACCGTGGCGCTTTTATTTACTGTAATTTGTGATGCTGCCGGAGGGTACGCCTTGGGGAATACAAACGGGATAAATCCCCTTATAACTCCAGTATTATTTACACTAAGCGGAATGGCGGTTGTTGTATTCTCGTAATACTTACCAACCTGAACCTCTTGCTCTGTAGTGTCTGTATACGCCCACGGAGACCCATCATCAAAGTTAGCAAAGTGGACAATATTGTTATCAGGGCCCTGATTAAATGGCCTGGTTCCTTTTGAATGAACAAAATGACGCAGTGTCATTTTCGTCATCTTAGTCAGCTTTGACGGATGGACTTCAGGTATCGCTATCCGCACATCATGCTTTTCCCACGATGTTCCGATATCAACCATCACTGGAATCAGAATAGATTCCTCTGTGCTTGAGTTTGCATCGTTATAGGCATATTTAACTTCTATTTGTAATGTGTATGGTGTATTTGCTTTGGCATAAAACGAATATGCAAGCGTCTTACCGGCAAACCTTGCCACATCGTATTGCGTTTGCTCAAGCGCTACAAAGCTTGTACCTTTTGATGTGTCAGCGCTGTACTCAATTTCAATAAAGAAAGGGGCATAGACATCAGTCGTTTGGTGAGCATATCTCCTTGCTCTTGACGTGACCATATTTGCAACGCTGAGATACCACCCGTCGGTACACTGCTTTCTGTCTGTTCCGACAATAGTCACACTGCCGGTGATATTAGTCATGTTTGTCTGGAAATATCCATTCCTTATAAAATGCTCTCTCCTTGCAAACAGGTTACCGGCGAAAGCCGGAACCCCATTGTCATTAACGAGCTCACCAGGTCTCTGTGTAATTCCGCTTCCGGTGTATGTTTTTGGGATGATATGAGACATGATTAAAACTCCTTACGGAAAATTACGCACCAGTTGTGCAGGTTGAGGCCAGTGGTTTTAGATGTCTGCTTACTGGTTCCGCGAAGATTTCCACGATCACCAAGGCCACTAACCTGGTTAGCGCTGCCGCCTGCGCCGTTATGGTATGCATACGCCAAAACTTTACTGGTCGTTGGTGTTTTGCTTAATGAAATGACCACACTGTCTTTACCGGATATCGCAACGTCGATTATTTCCGCGCCACTATCATCAGAGAAAGCAAACCCCTTATTTTCAGCCGGTTTTACAGCTGACACATCAAAAACAAGACCATCCTCCACACCAGTAAATTTAATGGTGATTGATGTGCCCGACTGAATTATGCTTACTGGTCTGCATGGCTCCCAACTTCCTGTTGAATAATAGGAATCCATTGCCTTGGCATAATACTCACCAAGGACGGCCTGTGATTCATTTGTAATATGTGCGTGGTCTGCGTATTTAAGGTGATACTTGCTGCACACCATGAATACATCACCCTTTGATTCGTGTGCGATCAGTTGCTGAATTGGAGACTGAAAATTCATGTCATTTATGCCACCATTCCAACCATATCCACCGGCTGTTGCTGTCTGGCACAAAAACATAGGTATTTTATTTTTCTGTCCTGTTATAGATGAGATGTCAGCATTAAAATCCTTCTGCCATTCAATTATATTTTCAGCATAATTTGTGTTGTTAACATAGCCATCAGCCTCACCATGAATAACAACTACCGCCCCATAATTAATTGAAGGTCTCAGTGCCTTAAATCGTGTGGCCTGGGCCAGGCACTTGTTGTACAGATCTGTGTTTCCGTTTTTCTTGATATCAACATATTTCTTGCCGCCCCATGCCTGACCGCTAATATACGCATTATCAGCAATACATCTCGTTATCAGCCCATCAGTTAACGTCGTGGACACTGATGCTCTTATAGGCTCCTTTACGCCAATAATATCGGAGCCAATTGTGTTATCGCTGTACATGATAGGCCCGAGAGATAATGTTTTTGCACAGTAATTCATACACGACATTACAGGCGGAAATACATTATTACCAACCCCGCCTTCTGCCAGAGACTGTCCTGTTACCAAAATCCCCATATGACCAAATGGAGAAAATAAATCATTATTTAATACCTTGTATTCATTTGAGTTTATTGTATTCCCTTCAACAACTTCGGATACATTAGAAAGAGATTCCTGCACGGTTTTACCGGATTCAGTACCTACTAAGCCAGCACCGGTTGGTTTGGATAATTCGCCTCTCAGTGACGCATCACCCACACTAACCCACGCACCCATGCCAATACCGCCAGCAGATTCAGGCGTAGAGCCCACCGGAACATATTTCGGCAAATCACCATCCCAGCGGTAATATTCACCGGTGGTTTCGTCACGCAGAATTTCATTGCGCTTTGTGATTTCCGCACCCTGCTGGAAGCTGTCCATCGGGATATAACCGGCGGCAATGATCGCCTGGTTAATATCGACTTTGAATCGCTCCATAAGTTGCTCGAATATCCAGCGCATGCCTTCTATGGTCATATGGCAGCGACCAAACCGGTCTTTGTATTCGCGTTCCAGAGATGTCACGAACTCATCAATTTTGCCTGAGTTAAATTTCAGGTCGCGCGGTGCTTCACTCGGTACTGCATTTTGAGTAGGGATAGTAGCCATGTGCCTTTTCTTCCAATAAAAAAGCCAGCACGGTAGCTGGCTTGTTGTTTTGAGTGCTATGTCAGACGTTATAGTCTGCTTTCGGTGCGAAATACTCGCTTGCGGTGATAGAGAAGGTGCCGTCTGCGTCAGGTTTCTTGTCAGAGACTACCCAGCGCATGGCATCCATTTCAGTGACGGTTGATATGATGTATCGTGACGGAGACTGAACATTATGGCCGTCATAGATATTGAGCTTAATATCAGGGATGTCAGCAATAAAACCTTTATCCGTATCGATCCGTGCCTGCACCGGATATTCGCCGGATGAATTACCGAGGTGGTCGGTGATGCTCACCACCATGTCGCCGGAAAACTCAATGCGCTCACTGGTGCTGAACACATTCCCGTTTCTGCCGGTGATATGTCCGCCCTGCTGATTACTGTCGTAGCTGTCTGCCACCAGCACCATATCGCCGGGATAAACATAATCCCCGTCTGCCAGTGTTTGCAGGCTGATGCTTGTCCGCTGACTGACCAGCCTGTCCATTTCCAGCAATGCGCGGTCAGCGGCCTGATACTCGTTCCGGCATCCGTGCAGGGTGATTTTATTAGGGCTTTTCGCTGCTCCTTTCACCACTGCGCCGTTTTCGATACGGTACTTCAGATAGGTTTTTTTGTTGGTTCGCGGGTTAACGTATTCAACCTCAACGCCGTCATTCCCGCCCGGCAATGACATATCGTATGAGATACGGAAGTTATTACCGGTGATGTTTGACCGGTTAAACACCGCTGCCGGATATCTCCGCTCTTCCTCACGGGAAAATGTCAGCACGCCGTTATCAAAGAATGCCGTCACCCGTGCCACGTTGCAGATTGTCTCGATACGCTGGCCTAACGATACATCCTCATCATCAAACGTGTAATCAAAGTACCCGAGGTGTTCATCAGGCAGTCCGGCGTAAATCTCATACAGTCCGTGCAGGTCGATAGTGTTCTCCGGTTGCTTGCCGGTAACCAGCCACGTATGTGCCACTGCATCCGCAAATGAACGTGATGGCCGTTCTGTGTAATCCACTTTGCGGCTGACCATGTCATAACTGATCACATGCCGCGTCACCAGAGCGTTATATTTGCGCTCACGTGAGCTTGTCGGGTTCTCCGTTGCCCTTACGGTCACACGGACAATGGTATCGTCATTATGCTTCTCATTGAGCCTGCGGCGGATAATGTGCGCTTTTTCAAGCTTGAGAATGCTGCTGTCGTTGCTGTTTTCAAGCCTGGTCAACTGGAATGCATATCGTCCATAACCACCTCGCGGCGTGAATTTTTCTGTTTTGTAATAGTTCTTTGTCTTAGGCGCTGCAGGGAAACCACGATTATATGATTCCCTGGTACCGGAAATTTCCTCGTTGTTATCATCCACCTTCCAGAATTCCATTCTGGCATTCGCATAATCACCCTCACCAAGCTGAGCGTTTATGTGTATCCATAATTCGCCGCCCTCCATAGGAGAAAAGAACGGACCGACGGTCAGGAACTGGTTGTCATAGAGAATGAATTTGGTGGTGTTAACAACGGCATTCGGCGGGAGTGCGGCAAGGTCATTACCGGAAAGGCTGGTGAAAAAGAACTCGTAATACTTTTTCGGCAACACGATTGACCCGTCATCTGTTTTTTTCGCCTCAGACAGATAAGCATCGACTTTGATGTCTTTTGTCACGTTACCGGTTGGCGTGTCGTACGATACATTTACGGTCATTGACACTGAACGCGGTTTGATGATGTCGTAGAAGTAATCGAACTCATCCTGTCTGGCGATTTTAATCATCGCTTCGCCGCCCTTTATCTCACCTGATATAACCTCATTCGCCGTTGCCTGATACTGCGGTATTTCATCGCTTTCATTCGGGCCAGGAACTTCCTGCCCGTCAACGTCGTGAAACTCAAACCCCTCAAATATTTCAGGGATATTTTCACCTGGCTGAAATATCTGATAGCTGGCACCGTCCAGTGCGGTTAATTCTGATTCTGAGTATTTCACGTTTTCGACATCAAATTTTCCGATGCCGAAGTTCATCCACTCCGTGACTTTTTTCTTGTTATCGATGTACTCAAACAGCGATTGCTGAATCAGATCCGGATATGCCCTTACCTGCCCGTGAATTTCCGGACGTGCCTGGTATGTCCTGGCAACGTTGGTTTGCCCTGTGAGCCGATTGTTCGGGCTATCTTTAACGTTTGCGTCAGCTGAGGTGAATGACGGAGTTTTCGGTGCCAGAAAAGAAAATACCTTCGATACCAGTTTGAATATCGGGCTTAACAGATCTCCGATTGCACCGCCTTTCGGCTGATCAAACACCTGAATGTGATGTAATTCAGAGACAACAAAATCAAGGCTGTCGCTATCGGTCAGTTTCACACCATTAACCATGATCACTACGTCACTGCTGATGCTCTGCTCTTTCAGCCAGTCAAAAAAAAGAGAGCCGGATTTTACTTCGACTCTCTCTTTTGGTGTTCCCGGCAGGCGCTGAATTTCAATTACCGGCATAAGTCATAAACTCCACTTTGCTGTATATCCGCCGAATGGTCAGCAATCTGTCCAGGCGGACATGTCCGTTATCTCCCCGGCTGTGCAGAGCCATTCCGCCGATCACAATGCCAACGTGTGCCGGTACTGAGCCGTTATAAGCCACAAATATCCCGCCGCTTACCGGATGTTCTTCCGGCTTCCAGAAACTAACCTCACTTTGATAACAGGTCATAAAATCACTGTCTGATTCATAACCGCTGTCGTGGTGAATTTCAGCGCCGACAACATACCGGTAATAGAGCGCCACAAGGCCCCAGCAGTCACACGCAGTAAACGAACACGCCCGGTTAACCCACGGCACCCCGATCATTCTGTCTGTAAATTCATCTGTCGTCATACGGCCTCCAGCCCCGGCCACTCCTGTGGCTCATAAATGCGTCCGACATTTTTGTTCAGAGGATTGGTCATCGAAAGTGTCATTGATACCGCTTCCGCATCCAGTGAGATATCTTTCGCAAACAGTTTCCAACGCACGATTGCCGTGCCTTTGTCAGCCTCATCAAACAGCCGGTAAGTAACCTCGACCGGCACCATCCGTGAATACGACCGCCACGCTTTCAGTTTCTGTTTAAACTCATGCGCCACACGGCTGAATTTCACGCTCGCATCGATGATCGGCGTTTTACTCTGCTGACTCTCAGACATCTCAAAGTTGCACGGCAGGTATTCAATTCCGCCGAGTATCTTCGGGAAAATCTGGTGAGTGATCAGGTAAATGTCGCCGAATGACGGATGTGATAGTTGGAGTGTTTCGTACAGGATGCGGTTTGGTCGTTGTGCGCGGAACTCACGCAATGTCGGCATTATCCCTCCTTACACCGTGGCAGTGTTTCAGTGACAATGATATCCAGCCAGCTGCCGAACGGCGGCGGGAATTCGATAATCACATCACCGAATTCATCATCATCGTTATGCAGATTTTTACAGATAACCTGACCGGTCCATGTGACTGATGCGCCGTTAACGCTGGTCTGCACAGGATATGACACAAAGTGCAGTTCCTGCTCCTGCAGTCCGCTGCCACCGATGTCGATTTTCATCCGGAACCACCGATTGCAGTTGTCCAGATAATCCGGATGCCGGATCCACTGAGCAAACGCCCGTTCCTGTACGAGTGTAAATATCCAGGTGACATTCCAGACCACTTTCAGGTCATCAGTCAGTTTCTGGAATATCGGCGCGCCTACCTGTGGCTGATCTGTCATATAACCGGTGTCGATGGTCATGTTTTTGTCTGACTTCTGTGCCAGAGGAAGCCAGTCAGGATAGTCGATAATCATCTCACCCTCGCAGATGCTGTTGTGTTTCGTGTAATAGCGCTATGCATCGGCCCTTTGTTGTCCATGTCCGCGATAAACACATCTATGGTCATGCCGTTGCTGTCCTGTCTGGCCTGAGCATCAACCCTGTTACCTCCGGATGAATAGTCGTTGATATTCACTGTCACCGGCACCTGTCCGCCGCCAATATCACGGTTACTGATGACCTTGCCGTTATCGCCGGGGATCATGTACTGGTTACCGTTTGACGCTTTGAATATCTCCGGCTTACCACCCTCACCAACCCGGTACATTTCACCGGCAGATACAGGGCCTCCATCTTTACGCGCACCGGCAATCGTGAGTGCCTTCATTCCGATACTGGTTGCCGCGCCGGTCGCCTGTGCCGCAGTATACGCACCAAGACCACTCGCGGATGCGGCCCCCATCGTTGCGATAGATGCCGCGATAGCTGCCGGAGTCCACGCAGCCAGCGCAGCAGCACCACCGGCAACAGCTGCTGATGCGTTTGCCGCCTGAGTGGCAACACCCAATGTCTGCCCCAAGATGAAGTTTTTAGCCATCTCAACGCCGACCTGAACGATAGAGTTGACCACGCTGTTAAGCATGGTGTTACCCAGCGACCGCGCAGCGTCACTCCAACTCATGGTTTGAGTGATCAGGCCGGTGATAGCGTTGGACGCATTCCCTGATAGAGAATCAACCGCTGATGTGAGCATGTCATAGCCAAGGCTTTGCTGACTCAGCAGTTGCCACTGTGCTGCAATTTGCTGCTCCTGATACTGTTTATCCTGTGCGGTTTTCAGCGCCAAATACTGTGCATCGGTGGCTTGCTTGGCTGCGATATACTGGTCATGGCTGATTTGCCCGTCCTGCTGCGACTTCTTCAGTAATGCCTGTTCTGCCTGATAGTACGATTCCATCAGTGCCAGCTTCTGAGCATTTTCGTTAGCCAGTGCCTGAATTGGGTCAATTTTTGCCCGATTCTCAGCGACAATATTCACCTGACCATTTGATGTTTCTTCCGATATTTTGCGCGAATACTCAGCGTGTATCGCCGCCCTGCGTTGCTGATATTGCTCTTCGGTAACCAACTTACCTTTCAGTTGTCGCTCAAGTTGCTCCTGAGCCAGTTTCATATCCTGATCGGCTTTCACCCTAGGATTCTGCTCAAAGGCATCTTTCCGGTCTTTTATCTTCTGAGTGAGGTCGTACTCCTTACCGGCAAGTTCAGTTATTTCGGCTATCTGTGCTGCATTAGCCTTTGACCCAAGCTTCTGCACTGCCTCAAGAACAGCAGCCTCGCGGGAAAGTCCTTTAGTCTCAAGTTCAGCAACCTTCGTCGCATTAGCCAGGTCGGTTATCTTCTGCTTGAGCTTTTCGGCTTCCGTGGCTTCTTTTTTTGCCTCCGCTGCGGCTTCCCTTGATGTCTTAATGCCGGTTTTTTTTGCTTCGCTAGCCTCTCCAGCCTTAGCTGCTAATTCAGCAAGTTTCTCAGCCTCCTGACCTGATATCCCCTTATCTTCAACGTAATACTTGACCTGTAACTGACGCTTCACCACATCATCTTTCGCGCCGGCCATTTCAATTTCACGCTCAAGGGTCTTTTTCATGTCAGCACCAGCGTCTGACCACTGGACTTTTAAGCTCTCAGCGTTGAACTTTTGTTTTGCTCTTGTTGCATTTTCAATATCAAGCCCATACGATTTCCATGCGGCTCCGGCATTCGGCAGTACCGTCCCAGCCTCAGTTGTCAGTAAATCAGCGCCTTTCAGAAGTTCCCCGTTCAACTGAGCTCTGCCCATACGGATCATGTTTTGAGTCTGGCTTAAACGCTGCTGAGCCCTGTCGAGTTCACCGGCTGCAATGGCTTGCCTATCCAGATTAATCGCTAACGCTGCCGCTGCTTCCTTTCCTGCTCTGGTTGATTCACCGTATCGCTCCACTGTTTGCTGGTTGCGATTAACGGCATATGTAAGGTCATCATATTTTTTCTGCGCCTCAGCGACGGCCTCGGTAAGTTCAGGTATTTTTTCTCCTGCCTTGCCTATTTCCTCAGCTATCTGAATCCGGCTCATTTCGCCAAATTTACCGATCAGGGTATTAACGCTGTCAGCCAGATTATTGGCGTCGTCTCTCGCCTCTTTCGCTCTCTGGCTGAAATAAAACAATGCAGATGCTGCGGCAACAGCAAGACCGGCAGGTCCACCAATAAAACTAAGTGCTCCACGCAAAGCTGTTCCAATTCCAATGCTGGCTCTGTTTGCTGCCGCCCCTGCTGCATTCTGCGCCGCCGTATGAGCTGCCAGTGCAGAATTATAGTTTCCCGTTGCTATGGACGCAGCCTGCCTGGCTTGCGACAATCGCTGTTCAGCAGCGACAACCTGATTCTCGGTTATTGCAACATCTCTTAGGTTTTTTGCTAACCTGAGCTCATCAAGAGCTCTTTGTTTCGCAACATTGGCAGTCCTTAACTCGGCAGCTGCATGTAACTCTGCCGACCTTGTTGCCTCAGCTTCTGCTACACTTAATGCTCTGGCCGCAATTACTCCCTGTATTTTTTCTTTCGCAGCCAGCGCCATAGCCCCAGCAAAACGGCTTCCGATGATAGTGGCCGCTACCGTCAGCACTGCCGCCAACCCGTCAAGGTTTTCACTTATAGTTACAACCGAATCATTGAATATTCTCGTGAATGTCTTAACAGTGGCGTTTTCGCCAAAGAACTTGGTGATATTGTTGCTGGCGATCTGAAGAGACTGCGACATCGTTTGTGTTGTGTTCGCAAACTCCCTCTCAATAGTTGGCCCCATTTCGCGGAATGCTTTTAACAGCACATCCGTGGTTAACTTACCTTCTGCGGCCATCGCTCTCAGCTTACCGATACTCACCCCAAGTGAGTCTGCCAAGCCTTTCATCAGCGCCGGAGCCTGTTCACTCATTGAGTTAAATTCCTGACCGCGCAGTACACCAGATGCCAGCGCCTGTGATAACTGGACAAGTGCACCTTCTGATTCTGCTGCTGTGGCACCTGAAACGGTCATTGCCTTTGAGATAGTGGTGGTTATCTGCCCTAATTCTTCGCCGCTGAGCCCGGCGCTGCGCATCGCTCTTTCCAGTCGTGAATACAGCGTTGCGATACCGTCAAGGCTTGAACGACTGTTCTGAGCAATATCAAACACGCGCTGATTCACCACCGCCAGCGTCTCTCCAGCCTTTATGGAGTTGACGAGTTTGTTATTCAGCACCGTCCAGGCTTCAGCGTAGCTGGCAACGGCAGATACAGACAAGTATGCAGTCAGTGACGCAGCAACGCGCGACAGCGAGACCATTGACCGATCAGTACCATTGACAGCGTTTGTGGTGCGATTAAACCCACCTTCCATATTCCGCAGCCGCTGATCCAGTTGGCGCTGCGATGTCAGCAACTGAGCAACATCCATCTGCACCTGATATACGATTTCGCCTACTTGTGCCATTTACCGGCTCCTTAAAATGAAAAACCCCGCCGATTGGCAGGGTTTGGTTATTATGTGTAACATTTACTTAGAACAAGCTTCGATGTTACCTGCTGAAAGCTTGGGGTCTATCCCATCAGGCAATACCACCCATTCAGTTATATCTTCGGCATATTCAAGGTTTTCCAACTCACCGTTTTCGTATAGTAACTTTAGGTTATCCAGCTCTTTTTTATCATCTTCGCCAATCCTTGGATTGTCTGCCTCGATAAATGACTGAGCATCATCGATAACTTTCGGATACACCCACTTGACGCTGACAACGTATGCATTTCCATCTTTCTTTTCAGAAATAACGCTATACTTTGACTTGCCATATAAATAACCGCTCAATTCATAGTAATTATTTGTTTCCGGAAGGCGATTTTTATCAACAAATATTATATTTTTTATACCATCAGGAGTGCATTGTTCTATTTTTGAATGAGACAACAAGTCAGTGTTCTCGGTATTTATGAATTCCAGCACAGTATCTGACGCGGTTTTTTCTCCACACCCAGCAAGGAGCGCGAGAGAAGATAGAACAGAAAAACACATTAATGACTTTCTCATCTCCACCCCTCTCTTTTCATTTTCTCTGTAATTTCACTCAGTTTTTCAAGTTCTTTTCTTTTTTTAAGAATGACTGAGTATTGCTTGAATCCATGATGAGATGGAGCGAAAAACTCAGACCCGTTATACATTCCTGGGTTGTTTTTCAGCGCCTGCATAGCCCTTGATGAAAGAGCTATTTGCTGTTCGCAAAAATGTATGGCTTTGTTTAAATTGTCGCCTTTATCGCGCAACTTATAGTGTTTTTTGATTTTTTCTTGCAGCCCAAAGTGGATATCCAAAATTACATCATCAGGCAGATTTTTCAGTCCATCCAGCCATTCTTCTTCTGTCACATCCCCACCCTCAATAATTAGTTTTAAATCACAGCCAGCCGAAGCCCTTCGCCATTAACCCAGCCAGCCCCAAAGCGACAGCAATAATCGCACCAAGCAACGTGTAGAAGGTTTTTTTTACATCGCCCAAGCTTTTTTTTATTCTTTGGGTATCTAGCTTGATGCACTCCGTATCCGACCCAAGTTTAACTGCCAGTGCTTTTATGTCCACTCCTTCGCTGCCATCATGACTGCTGATATTGGTAACGCTTCCATCATGAGTCATAAACATCACCAAAAGAAGAATAGATGAACAAATTGCTATAGCTGAGGCAGACCACAACGGATGCGCCTCAACATAATCCACAGCCAGATTGAGCCCTAATGTTGCTATAGTAAACATGTCACTCAGTATAGATATACCCAGGATATAGTCTCTTTTATTGCCGCCACTATATTTTACCTGCGCGATCTTGGATGAAATAAAGATAAGTACTATGATGGCAACCATCACGCCACCACTGCCTGATCGAAAAAAATCAAAAAAAAACCAAGAAAAAAAACCTATACCTGCTCCTAATAAAATGCACACCACCGTGCCTGACAATAGGCTAATTTTGATTTTATCAAATTTTACTTTCACATTAACACCATTAAATATTAGTTTTCTTTATGCTAGCACCGAGTAGCAAAAAGAAAAGCAAAACAAACACTACGCAGACATGGCCTCTTTATATATCGCTTCCAGATCCGCATAGCTTAACTCGATTGTCTGCCCCACATCATTTGCCATCGTGCATATGATAGAAGATACAGCGTTCAAGAATTTATTGTTGTCAACGATGATTTTTTCCGTTTTTCTAATTATTGGCAGAAATTCATCATTCCAGCTTTTGGGGCTACTCAGAGTATTGTAGTAAAAGAAATAAATCTCCTCCGCCTTCCAGAAATCAGAGTAAGATGCACCTGATGGTTCAATCTCCAGTTGTATCTTATTCATGTCAAATGTTCGACCATTAAAAGAGGATGCATACATCCCGCTATACAGGATGATAACTCTCTTTCTTGCATAATCTCTGACCTCATCAAGCGAGCCTATCTTGACGCGGTGGCTAGTCATTGCATAACTGTGATGCTTGTCTTCCTCCTCCGGAACCTTGATTGCAATGCCCTTTGGCTCCCAGCCGAAAAGATAAGCTGCTAACCAGTGTCCGGCTTCGTGCTTGGCGACAGGCGCTACACATTTGTTTTTAAAATCGTCAGAAATCACAATTTATCCTCATGCAAAATAGGCAATCAGATATTAATGCATGTGTTATTTTGGTTTTCCATTATCTTTGTTAATAAATCGATCTGGTACACAATAATTAATGTGAATATCACGATTATGTTGCGGTGCACTTTCTGTGACCTGCCGCTTCATTTTCTCAGCGATGTAATCTGATGCCGTGCGTTGATAGGATTTATCACCTTCCATACTACCTCCAATACAAAAAGCCTCAGTTAAGAGGCGGCGTGTGATCTGAATTACAAGGCCGTCCGTGGCCTGTGGGTGTTTAAGCTACCTGCTTATCGTGAATGATATGGCGAAGCGCCTTAATGCCTTCATCGTTATAGCGGAACGCTTCAACCTGTTTTGCAGAGTGTGCCGATTTGTCGAGGAAGTATTTGCCGAACTCATCAGTTTTCAGTTCATGCTTGTTGGCGATCCGGCCTATCTTATTCGCTGACACTTCCAGCATCTCACCAACTTCACCGGCGGTATAATATTTCTGCTCAAGAACCGGCAGAGGGACTGCCTCAAAGCCGACGATTGGATTAACGATATTCGCCGCCGCACACTGTTTTGCTTCCGGGCTGAGATTTGGCATCATGTCAAACAGGTTGCCGATCGCATCCACTGACATTTTCAGTGTCCGCGCCTGACGATATTCCGGAAGCCCGGACTGGCTCTTTCCGCCTTTCTGCGCCGCAATATGCATTGACTCCAGCTTATCGACCAACACACGGCGAACAGCTTTTGATTCACGGGCGGCGACACGCAATGCCTGCTTAATCTCCATTTCGATAATTTCAGACGATGTATTGTTCGGTTTTTGAACTACAAAAATTTTGTAGTGCTCGCCATCTAATTCGTCTTTTACCCGCTCAATCAATACGTTATTGCGGATTTGATTTTCACCGCACGACTTGCGAGCCATGTTAATCATGGAAAGCAACTTTTGCGTATCGATTACTTTGTTCGTGACAGCGCCAACGCTATTTGATAAAGTCAACTCGTTCATACAACTTCTCCATCATGGTTAAGTTTGGGAATTGCCAACAGTTCGCACCTGTTGGCTTTTCTGTTTTTAGTGGCATCCGATATGCCTCTTTTTAAATCCGCCATATACCAATCCTTTTTCGTTTCCTTCAAAAGTTACGTTCAATCCCCCTGTTTTGGCTCCCCATTTAAAATTATCTTTGAGTCTTTGCAGCATTTTCCCTGACTCTGCAAAAACATCCTCCATGCTGACGGTGGTTTCAGCTACGCTGTACAGTGCATAAATACGAGCCTTTGCACCTGTTACATCAAAACCATCAGCTTCTAACTGGTCGAGTAACGCCAGATCTGGCGCTGGGTTTCTTTCATCGAGCAACCGGCGCGCTGTTAACCAGGAATTCTGGAATTTACGGTCATGCACATCAGCAGATTCAATCGGGTAGTGATAGTGAAACGCTGGCGCATGATTACCGAGTTCAATTTCACGATCCAGAATATCCAGTACCCACTTACGGAATTGTTTAGCGACCGGCGTTGATGCGAACATCGCTATCAGGTGAGCTCCGCGCAGTGAGTAAACCCTGACCGCTTTGTTACGTAAGCTGTTGTTAATACCGTTGAACGTCATATTGACGGTCATTGACATGGTGCTTGAAAATTCGTCCTGATTGCGTGAGTAAATCTTGCTGACAGCATCCGTTCTGCTGTAACCAAGCACTTTCGCTATTTCAGTCGAAGTCAGCCACACCTGACCATTTTCAGTAACTGGGTTAAACGTGAAGCTCTGGAAAGTTAAGTCTGTTTTCGCTACACTGTTCATGTCATTTATTCCTGTCGTAAGGGTATTTGGCAACTGGCCTCAGTTGTTCGCGCAACCGGGGCCTTTTACTGAATAATACTTTCACCTTTCTTTTCCTTGTCGATCACTCTGTCCATAATTGTGTCCAGCATCCCCTGAATAGACCGATGCGTTTTAGATGCGTAATTTGCAAGAAATTCCGCAACCTCAGGCCGTAAACGATAACTAATCTGCTTGCTCTTAACATCATTTTGCTTCATCATTCTCTCCATTATGTACTTTTGCATTTTACACGGCTCAATAATGTGTTTTCATAATACCAAACAACCACATTGAGTCAATGAGTTTTTTAAGGTTCAAATATGAATTTTGACGAATCATTCCCAAGACGTGTATCTATGGCGAGAAATGCCATTGGTTTGACTCAGGCCGAATTAGCAAAAAAAGTAGGAGTAGTTCCTAGGCAAATAGCGGCTTACGAAGGAGGAGAGGCCAAACCTCGCGTAAATGCCTTAAACAATCTTGCCGCTGCTTTGGGGACGACTGTAGAGTGGCTATCGTCTGGAGTTGGTGAGCCACCAAACATTGGTCATATCCGTGAAACCGCAACCTTGCCATTAATACCTGTGATCACTTACGCCCAGGCTGCCCAGCTTTTTATTGGCGATGATGAAGAAAATTTGGTCGGATATGATTACATCCCATCATCACGAGAGGCTTCATCTGATGCATTTGCTGTTGTTATAGAAAGCGAATCTATGCAAACTGAAGTTGGAATGAGTTTTACTACTGGCAGCATTGTAATTTTTGACCCAACAATAGAAGCAACTCACGGCGATTTCGTTTTATGCCGATTGCCTGACTATAGTTCGATAACATTTAAGCAATACGTCATAGACCAAGGGAATGAATACCTACTATCGCTAAATAGCAAATACCCCATGATACCAATTAATCATAACTGCTTTATTATTGGGGTGGCCATAGAATCAAGGTTGAATTTGTCACTTCGCGCAGGATTCGGGAACCCTCCAAATTGGATGAAAACAATCAGTGACCCCATGCCTGATTGGTTGGTCAATGTTCAACCTGAACTATTTCATAGCGAACACCCGATTGATTTCCATGAAAAAGACACAAAAATCAGCAATCAAGAGTTAGCCTCACGCCTTGATAAGATCGAATCCATGCTTGAGCAGCTACTTAAAAACAAATAACCACCGGACACCGGTTAACTTAATGATGTGAGCATAAAATGACTAATGGAAAATTAGAGATAGTTAACCCATTCAATCCGCCTTATGAAGTATGGCAAACGAGAGAGCCAACCTCAGATGAGATCTCTTCTCACGCTAAAATTCACGGCAATATTTTTGCGCCAGACGTTAAAGTAAAATTAATAACTACTATTAAAAACCATCACGAGGCTGCTATTTATCAGTTAACCAAGGCAGTAACTAACATAGAAGATCATATTGATAATTATTTGGATAACGATGTGAATTTTTCAAATTTATTATCAAAAATGCCATCGACCACACCAAGCGCATTGTCTGATTACCAAGAGGCATATGACCCAGGCCTTGCATACGAAGAGGTATCTTCAATAATTAAAGATGTTGGAGTTCTGCTACCAGATGGTCAATACGTGTTCCACGGAGGGGTTTTACCACGCGTTAATGGGCAGCTTAAAACAACGCGTCCATTATCAACATCACTATGCCCACAGGTTGCCTTGAGAGAGGCGGAATTCTGCGGAAAACCAATTAATTCAAAAAAATTAGAGCTTGTTGTGCTGAAAGTAACAAAGCCAAAAACAAAAGCATATGTCTATAAAACGAAAGGCACCGAGAAGGGACATGAGAAAGAAATATTATTTGCTTCTGGTGCAGATATAACCATGAAAGGATGTATAGCCATCGATAGACAATACACTTTTACTAAACCCGATTACACCAATATTACAGTTCCAGCCTTTGTCATAGTTGGTGAAATATCTTGATTTTTATAATGCTACCTTAACTGCTCTTCCTGCTCACCAACCGGCGCTTGCCCTTAATCAGGTCATCGTTACGGGCATCGTCGGCCTTGGTGATGGCCTCATACTCATCTCTCGTGAAGCCTTTTTCATCCGGATATTTCGCTTTCAGCATCATCACGAACTCTGTCATTGTGAGTTGCTCCGCTTCACTGCGGGTGATGTTGAAATGCACGCGGGCCGCACTGATGTAATCGACAGCGCGGAACTCGTCTGAGTATTCGTCTTTGCCTTCGTTGCGCTGGAGTTTGCGCACCTTAGCTTTACCGATAATACCGTGGGTCATTAGCTCACGCGCCAGCAGGATGATATCGCGGTAATGCATGGCTCCCTGCCGGTAGACCATGCCTGATTTGCCTGGTCGCCACTCGCCGATAACCTCAGAACAGTCATCGTCACAACATGCCTGCATCACGTCCATTGCGGTCGATAAAATACTGCGGCCGTACACCGGCTTATTTAACAGCGTTATCAGCCATTCAGGAACCACTCCGTAAGCGTCCACAGCAGACGCAATAATTTGCTGTACCTCTGCGCCATTTAATCGCGTAAATGCGCTTACAATCTCTTTCGGTGCTCCGATTCGCGTCATAGCATCCAGTGACGGGCGGAACAGGTAATCATTTTCGGCAGTGGATATCACCATCTCGCCGTATTCTAAACACGGTGTCATATATCCTCCTGAACATTATCAAGGGCACCCGGAGATACCCTTTGTAATATTTAGGCCGCAGTGACTGTAACGACACATTTCGCCGTCTTGCTGCCATCTTCAGATGTGACTGTAATATTCGCGGTACCGGCTGCTACACCGGTGACAGTGACAACATTCAGCAATTTACTGACGGTAGCAAAATTAGGCTTATCGCTGACCACCTCGTAATTTTTGTTTGTCGCGTCAACCGGATTAAATCCAACCGTGAATGTTGCCGTTTCACCGGCTTTCACTGTCAGTGTTGCTGAGTTAGCGGTAATGCTCTGCACCACGACCTCTTCCTGTAACCACTCAAAGCTGTCAGCGTCTGCGACTTTCAGCTCACCGGAATACGTGGCGATCTCTTTGGTAGGGAACTCCATAGACCATGATGTGAAGTTCATGTACCCCTGAATCACATCACTACCGTCGCCTTTCATATCGAGCTGCACCCAGTATGACGGCTGACGGCTGGCCTTGACCTCAGCAAGGATTTCTTTGGCGATATCAAAAGCAGACGTGGAACCATCGGCACCTTTGCGCTTCAGCTCCCCATCAAACTTAATGGTTAAATCCAGACCGGTCACGATAGCCTCAGTCAACCCTTTTGTGTCGTCTGCTTTGGAAGTAACCGTTTCAGTACCATAATCCAGCCCTTTACTGGTCAGTGCGCCGAGACGCAGAAACGCTGACTGTTCAGGAACCGTGCCTGGGCAACCGGGCGCGATACGGAGAATTCCCGCATTACCCATCACCAGGCCTTTATCATCAGGGCATTGTGCCATGTTGTAACCTCTTTATTTGCAAATAAAAAAGGCCGCATAAGCGACCTGTTTGAAGTGTGTTTGTTCAGGATGTACAGCGGAAAGCCAATTGCATGATGAACCGGCCTTCTTCTGTCGGTACCGGCTTAGGCATGCCGCCAAGGTTGTAAACTGAGTTGAGTTCACAATCTTCCGGAAATTCCGCCACGAATCTGAGGATATCTTTTGCCCTGGTTAATACCGGCTCCGGGTCATTCTGTGCGGACACCAGAATCAGCATCACATTGTCATCTGCGCCAAGGTCGGCAAATCTTCCGCTGCCGCCGTCAGGCTGAATAACAGCATATTGCTGTGTGCGTGACTCCGGCTCTTCCGTCCATGTCAGGTACTGAACAGTGAAATCATCCAGCAGGCCGACGCGGTTCAGATAACGCTCAAACGCTTCGTGTATCATATGCGCATCTCCTGATGCATGGCCGCTTCAATCTCATCGCGACTCTCTTCAAATCCCAGCGTAAGGAACTCTTTTCGTGCAGTGGCGCGCCGGAATGTCTGCTTAACTTTCGGATCATGAACAAATACCGCATAGTTCGCAGAGTACCCGACACGACCGGTAACGCGGGTGCCGTTCACTGTGATTTCACGAAACTGAGAGTTGATAAGCGTTGATGTGTCGATAGGCGTGAACAGCGTGGTCTGAGCACCACCAATCAGCATTGCCGCCTGTATTGCGCGTATAACCTTGCGCCCTGTGATATTGCCAACCAGCGCATTGATATTGGCGCTGACCTCTGCGATACCTCTGATTTTTGCCGCCATATCACACCGCCGTTATCAGGGTATAGTCGTCCGCTATGTGCTCGAATAAATCCTCATCACGTTTGATGAATTTGATTTCGTCAGCACCGGCAGAAACCAGATCGCCTGAGTGCTTTCCGATAGAGATAAAATCACCTTTCTTCGCATCAGCGTACTCAGTCCAGAACACCAGTTTGATTGTGATTTCAGAGCCGATATCAATCTTTCCGCCCTTAAGCTCACTACCATAGCCACACAGGAAATGAACCGGCTCCGAAAATTCGGGCTTACCGTACTTGTCTTTCCCAGTAAGCCGCCACAGCGTAGCCCATGAGGTATAAGCCCAGTTTGCCAATGAACTCATTGATACCCCCCGACCACACCAAAGAATCCGACCGTTTTGCTCGACAGCGGCAAATCAGAAAGGCACCCGGAGCTGTCCCATGCGCGGATCTGGTTCAGCAGATAATCAGTGCCGGCAGAATCGTACGCGAAAGAACGAGACGCCCCGTTAGGAGCGCTCTGTGATGATATCTTTCGTGCACCAGACAGTGAAGCCAGCCGCACAACGGTGTAGATCAGCAGCAGTTTCTGCGTGGTTTCGTCGTAGTTGGCTTCGAGACATCCGGACTTTGCATTAACCTGACTCAGTAACAGCGACAGCACAGAATCAGGCAATGTAAACCCGAGTTCTGCAATCATCGGCTTTACGTCATCAAGAGTTATCTGCATTATTTCGCCTTTTTGCCGCTTTTCAGCGCATTCAGTTCTGCAGTGACCGCGTCAATCTGGGCGTTTTTCTCTTCCAGTTCTGTGGTGAGTGCCGATACCTTTTCATTAGCTTCAGCCAGTTCGCCAGAGATAACCGGCAATTGAGCGTTTTTCTCTTCCAGTTCTGCGATCAGGAGTTTTGCTGTCGCCAACTCTGCCGTGAATTGGTCATCGCCTTCATGCTTAGCCGGTGTGGAAACTTCAAAAATCAATTCCCCACTTTTTTCATTTGTGTGCTCAGCCTTACCGCTGGCAATCCAGCTTTTTGCCAGATCATCATTAACATCATAGACAGCGCCGACCTCCAGTTTCTGAAAGTCGGCACCGGCAAAAATGTTTCCTGCTAAGATTTTTACCAGTGCCATAAATCCCCCTTATACGCCTTTCGCGTGGATGACTGAGAAGTGGCCGCTGATGTCCTGCTTAACCATCAGACCGGCAGCGCCCCATGTGCGCCAGACGTAATCTGAGTTATAGAACTGGCGTGGGTCAGCAACAGTACCGAACGCCTGACCGACAATCGGAGCGATAACACCAGCACCCAGCGGAACGATCAGCATTTCATTGCCTTTCAGCTCGTAATCTTCTTTGATGTCTTTGATGCCGGTGATTTTCTTCACTTCGTCCAGGATTGTGCGGGTCTGGTTAACATCGAAATACACGCTTTCCCAGTTGGACAGGATTTCACCTGACACGTACCAGGTCTGCTCGCCGTATTGCAGGTTTTTCAGCTTCAGCACATCGCGCAGCTTGATGATTTCAGTACGAATTACCTTTCCGTCCTGCTCGGTGGCGAAGTTAGTCGTCAGAGTTACCTGAGCAACGCGCTCATCTGCACGGAGACCTTTCCATGATTTACCGTCGAACTTAATGAAGTTTCCCGCCACATCACGGAAGCCGTTCCAGAAGAAATCAATGAGCTTGCGGCGCACGGTATCAACAGAATCAGACTGTGCATCGGACAAAGAGGCCAGCGCGGAGCCTTTCGCGAAGATCGGGTCACGGAAGCCGAACTTAAAGCCAGTATCGTGAATCGGCACCATAGTACCGTCGAAGGTGAACGCGCCAGCATCCAGCAGCGCACCAATCTGGCCGGACATTGATGTATGAGCCACACCACCACTGCCTTTGCGGGCGTATTCATACACGGATTCTTCCAGGCGCACGGAGCGGGAAAGCCCCATCAGGTCATTCAGCAGAGTAAACTCAGTGGTTGGCTGAAACTCAGACAGGACGGTCTGGTCGTATGCTTTGTACAGGCGGCGGATGTCATCAACTGCGTTAGCGGCATCAACTTTGATTGCGCCGTTACCGCGTGAATTGGCGCGTATAATGAACTCAGCAACAGCCTGTGCGGATGCATCGCGGGCAATCTGTAATTCGCCAAACTGCGCCGTGTTTGCTTCGAGGTTGCCGGTTTCGGTCGCTTTTTTGGTTGAAAAATAAAACATTCGGTTCTCCTTACTTGAACACAACGCGAACCAGCTCACCCGCCTTAGCGGTCAGTGCTGAATCTTCTTCGACATAGGCGAATACGACTTCACCTTCCGCAGCGGTGGCCGCTGTGATCTGACCGTTGGCAACAATCACCGGCTGGCCTTTTTTGTACGTACCGGCAGCAGCGCGGACGTTCAGGAATAATCCCTGTAATGGCTGGATTGCCACCACCAAATCACCGGCCTTCAGGTCGTCATCTACACCTTTGCAGCGCAGATAATCCATGTTTGCCACGTACAGGATCGCCGACTCTTTACCATCTACTGAGGCTTTAAACTTACCACCATCGAAAAAGCCTACCGTGCCGGGCTTAATGTCTGCTAATACCTCGCCTTCACGATTTAACAGCGGGTTAGGAAAGATACCGCCAGCATGAATCACACGTTTTGTTTTGTTCACCATTTCGTTTTACTCCGGCATTTCTGATACTGAGGTGGAGGAGTTATGCTGAGAATGGAACGAGCCATTCAGCCCCTGAACCGATGCACACTGTGCGTACAGTTCTTTCAGAGGATCACCGTCCAGCGCATTCACAGCTGCATCTGACATGGTGAATTTGGCTTTTACTGCCTCACGCATAGCTGATTTTTCTTTGTCAGCGTTTGCGTTTAACTGGCTTTTAAGTGCGCTGATTTCATCAGTGAGCGGCTTGAGTGCTGCATTCACTGCTGCGGTGACGTCATCTGTGTTAGTGGCTTTGTCTTTGGCCTCTTTCTCCGCTTTCTCACGCGCCGCTTTCTCTTCCGGCGTTTCTTCGCCTTTTGATTCATTGGCGATCATCTGGTTGTACGCATCCATCAGCTCAGCATCGGATTTACCGTCTGTGTCGATGCCTTTTGCCTTCAGTGCGTTTGTGATGAGTTGTTTCATCGGGTCGTTTTCCTTATTGGTTTTTACTTCGTACTCTGTTGGCTTGCGCACAACTTCAATGGGCTCACCGACAAGATCAGCTTCGCCGTTGTCGTCAATGAGGTATTTTTGCTGGTAGGTTTTACCGGATTTGTAGTAGATAAATTTGTCAGGCCAGACTGTTTCCGGATAAGGCCAGTCGTCACCTGATGATTGCTCTCTCAGGGCATCTCGCAGTGCTTTGTGGATATCCTCGAAAGAGAAATTTGAGCCGTTGGTGAAGAAGAATTTCACCTGACTGAAAATATCCGCCTTCGTGCAGTTCGCCGCATCAACCAGGCTGGCATTTTCGATATCACATTTCTGCCCGTCAGCATTAACGAACATCCCGACACCATCATCAGGAGTGGCCGCGCCTGGCTCGCTCGCCGGAAGAATGGCGATATGGTCAAAGTGCATGTTCCGGGCGACCCATGTATACGGCTTACCCTTCGACTTGCCTTTGTTCTGCTCGCGCTGCAGCAGCAATCCGGTTGATACGTGGATCGGGTCCGTGCTGTTACCGGCAATGATGTCATCAACGCGGGCAAGAAATTCTTTCCCTTTCTCTGTGGCATCAGCGAAACGGCGGTTAACCTTCACGTCCATGACAACTCTTTCACCATCTTTGCGGACATTTTCAGCCCATGCGCCGATGTGAAACTGGTTTACTGCTCTCGGCGAGTCAGCCGATACGTAATCTGTGCCGATTTTTGGGTGTCCATACGGGCACTGTTTCCCCTCCATCGACTGAAAGCTTTTGTTAATTTCGCTGGCCGGATATAGCCCCCCGTTCATCACAACGTCATCAACAACCGGCACAACGCCGCGAATGACGATATGCTCGTCACCGTCGATGGTTTCAGTTGAGATATTGGAGGAGTTGATAGCCAGCGATTTAACATGAATACCCGAAAACTTCATGTGGTGGCCTCTTTGGTTATGAATCTTCGTCTGCTGACCAGGATTTCCGCTCTTCCGTCAGCCGGTCAGCAATACCCTTGTTGTAAATCGTCCCGTCGTCATTCAGTAATACCGGCTGTGTCGCGCAGTAGCAGTTAAAGCGGTTGCCGCCGTCGGCATAAAATGCTTCGACTTCTTCGACAGTAAACACCTTGCCGTGTCGTGCTGCATGCCAGCTGCGTGTGGTTGGTTTCAGTGCAGATAACCACAGAAGACCGGTGCGCAGCCCGAGCCGCTCACTCGCCCATGTGGTTTCGTTCCAGTTTGCACGGCGTAACGCGCCTACCTGTTCCGTCTGAGCTATGCGCTTTGCGTTGCTCATTGAGACATCCAGCCGCTGACTCACGATTCTGGCTGTTTCTCTCGGGTTGACACCCCTGGCTATCGATGTTCCGATGATGTTCGACAGGTCGGCGCGCGCGGCATCAGAAATACCTTTCCAGTCGCTGAACGTTGAGATAAACGCGGCGGCTATCTGATTCTGATATGCAGGCTGCGACATCAGGTAGGTGAGCGTGGTCTGTGATGCGTACACCTCTGACTGTAACGACAGGTTGGTATACGCATTCAGGGTTCCGCGGTCATACTCCGCCGCAATATGGCTGAACGCCCACAGATTTTCACTCCCGCCGTCGAGCAGATATTCATCCAGAATAGATTGCAGCCGTTCAAGGAACCGTGCGTACTCGTCAGGGCGCTCAGCGAGGTCATACGAATAAACACCGGCGTTAACCCTGATAAGCGAATCCGGTTCGTTCTGTGCGTTTTTAGCGAGGATGTAGCTGTAGAGTGAGTTCTGATTTCGATCTCTGCCGGTGAATGACAGATCGAACAGTTGGCGGAGTGCTTTTTTCAGTCCGTGATACCGGTTTTCAATATCGCGGTACATCTTTCTGACAGGATTTCCTGACTGTGTCGGGTCAGCCTTATTCCTCGGTATTATCGGCGACCCTATTCTCTGGTTCTTTATCATCAGTTAACGGGTCTCCTTTGGGGCCGGTTTCCGGTGGTTCGGTATTCTCAAACTCGGTAAGGGTCGGATACTCACCCAGCGCCCTGATTTCGTTCTCCTGGAATACCGAATGACCGAATGCCTGTTGCGTTTTAACGGCGATATCGGCGGCCTTGTTCATCGAGTCGATTTTCTCAGCCTTACTCGGTGCCAGTAAATCAGACCAACTGACGGTGATTTCCTCTCTTGGCTCGATAATGCCGAGCGCCCAGAATCGTGATACCACGGACTCAATCACTGATTTCAGAAATCCTGTGCGCCGTGACATGCACGTTTTAGCCCAATCCTTCATGTCCTCTGTTGATGCCCGCTCACCGGTAATCTGACCTATAAGCACCTTAACCGGCATATTGATTGAGGCAGCGAATTCAGCCAGTGCGGTACGCCATGTTGGTTCAGGATCAGCCGGTGCAACGGAAAGCACACTTGCCGTTCCTTCCTGCATCATCACTGATGCGTCAATGCTCTCGTTCAGCCTGCGAACCTGATCATCAAGTGCATCGGCCAGGCCATCCATATTGGTGCCTAATGCCTCCGCCAGGCGCTGGAAGTCGGTTTCTTTGCTGAACGCATAGTTGAGCTGACGACTGGCGTTTTTCAGGAATCCTTCAGCGCTGCCGCCCGATACCTTTTCAGCATCAATGAGTTTGTTGTAGCCTTTCCTCAGTAACGGGGTACCGGATGTTAATTTTCCGTCTGCCGCCCCTTCAGCAAGAATGATTACGCGATCAGGGTGAATATCAATAATCCGCCCTGGAGAGCCATCTGATTCCTTACCGACATGCAATTCTGTAAATGAGTACAGAGCAGGATAGCCGTAATCTTCACTGAGCTGGTCTTCATTCCATCGCCTCACATCAAGCTGCTCTTCCCACGCGGGGATCATGCGAATAATGGCTTTATCTTTCAGGCGGGAAACCACGGCTCTGTCGACCGGTTCATCCCATTTTCGACCGTCACGCAACTGAATGATCAGCCCGGAATACCGGCCGACAAGGTTACGCTTGTCAGCCTCTTTGATTTGTTCCCAGTGTGATTTAAGCAGCTTGTTCAGCTTGTTATCCCAGTCAGTAGAACCGTCCCGGTCTGCTTCTTCGTCACCTTCGAATATTTCAGGGACATCAATCCAGCAGCCGGAGATATACCGGTCCACCGCTGCACCGCCCAAAGCGTTACGGTCATAGGCGTTGTAAAAGTCATTAAACGTCAGCACTTCCGGATAACCGAACTCACGCCAGATGCGCGGACGCTTTGTGTTTCCGGTTCCTATGCCGCCGGTTGCGTATGTCATTCTGGCTCTTGCTACCGCGCTGATAGCGTTATTCACCGCCAATGACAGCCTGTCTCTGTTTACTTCCATTGTTGCCCTCATTAACGTTTACGAACCAGCATGCCGGAGTGAGATTTCTTATTACGGCGACTGACCGCGAAATAGCGGAATCCGTCAGCATCGTGTGATGTGTAGTCGTGAAGTGGTTTATCTTTCCAGCACCCACGCTTGTCATCCCATTCTTTCCGGTACGCCTCAAGGTGGGTAATGCCTTCGCCGCATTTGTTCTCATCGAATACACAGAGCGGCAGGATTTCGCGCACTGCCTCAATACCCTCATCAACGGATAGCTTCGGTACCACCTCAAAGCGGATGGAGTAGGTTTGCCCGTCAATTTCGTACCCCTCCCGCGCCAGTTCCCGGCGTGATTTCGCATCAGAACCAAATTCGCGGTTATCGATATCATGTGGCCCGTTATGGCTGGCATAGTCATAGCCTTTGTCTTTCAGCACCTTCATGTAGTGCCTCAGACCTTCACCGCTGTTTGAGTAGTGATCGACAATGTGGAATTCTTCACCGACTTCACGCACAAACCAGATTGACGTTGAGTCACCCACACCGATATCCCAGTACGTATGCACCGGCAGATGTGAGTTATCAGGGATTTCACCAATGCGTTTATTTTCGTACAGCCAGCGGAATTGCTTGGCGTAATACGCACCATCCACAGACTGCTGAAATGCCTCTGACGGTATCGACGGGTATTCCCTCTTCATATCGTCGCCGAGTGTTTTTTCTTTGGCGTAGTACCAGGCTTTCTGCCGGTCGTTGAGCGTGATTCCATATTTGCCTGATAGCTCATCAAAATAGTCAGTCAGGCGTTGCGGTAACTGCTCAACAGGGTCGATTGCGTACTGCGGATTCTTCCACCAGGAGAAGAAGAAAAACTTCCAGTCCAGCGGAGATAATGATTTACCCTGCATTAGTGCTTTTTCTGCCAACTGGCAGTAATCGAAGAAATAACCGGCCCGCCCTTCTGCTGTGCTCTCAATCGTCGTAAAGCACTCAGTCGACACCGCCTCAAACGCCCCTGTGACAATCTCACGGGCTTTCTCTGGTTGCTTGGCGCATATCTTCCCGAACTCCGATACGTGCAGGTAACGCAGCGTACCGCCACGAAACGACACGGACACAGTCACTGAGCCGCCTTTGCTGAACACCAGTTCACCGGCGGAGTCATTACTTGCAGGATTTGCCGCTTTGATTTCGTCCGGCAGGCGCTCGTAGGCGTATTTTATCTTCTCCCGGAACAGGCGTTTTGCGTCCGGAAGAGTGTGGGCTATCAGTGCGCACTTGGCCGATTCAAATATGGCCGCGTCAAGCTGGATGATACAGACCTCAGTCGTGAATCCAAGTTGACGGGCTTTCAGGATGATATTGCGGTTGTGGATGCCTTCGAAATATTCAGTTTGCTCAGGCGTCATTTTAAAGCGAACCGGGCGACCTTCTTTATCGGTGATCCAGTACAGATTATTCAGACGCCATTGCTTATTACGCAGTAACGCTAAATGCTCTGGCTTCATGTTATTTGCTCGATAGTTCGTCCATCAGGTCGGATAGCTGGCTGGCTGTTTTATTCGGCTGCATGTCATCAAGGCCATATGCCTGACGCTCAAGACCGATAAGGTTCTTCAGTGTTTCGCTCAGCGCTTTGGCTGACTTCACGCGCTCAGGCAGAGAGATAACAGCATGATAAATCTCGCTCAGCTTATCTCGCCCATTATCATCTGGCTCAATCATCAGCTCGCCGAGTTTCTCCAGTGCAGCCACATCGGCACACTCTGCGCTCAGTTCATCAAACAGCACGTTAGCCAATTCACGCGCCCGCCGGATATCGCCACGATGCTCCATGCGAACATTGGTTATTACCTCTGCGGTGGCTTCGATAAGTACGCGTTCTGATAATGTTGTTTCTGTGCGTACCTGCCTGCGTACCTCCTGTTTGCGTACCATGTCATCAGACCTGGCTTTTATCTTCGCATTCAGGTCACGCGACCAATCATCACGCTTTGCCCTCTTTCTTATCGCCCCCTCGGATATGTCGTGTTGTGAGGCAATTTCACGGAGTGACATCACGCCAGCCCTGTAAGCCGACTCGATGGCCTCCCAGTCTGGTCTTTTAGCCATTCCTATTCCTTACTCTTTTCCTCAACCACCGGAATGTATCTGATGTCGCTGATTTCATCCGGTGCGATATATGTCCATGAACCGTCCAGACCGGCAATACCAATCAGTCCGTTAGTAATGCGCGGCTCTTTCGTTGTCATCAATCCGTGATATGTCGTACCGTCCTTTTTTGGTTGCTGTGACTTCGTATTTTTCAGCCATTCAATTCAACCTCCTGTCCTTCAAATACGATTTCTTTCTTAAAGCACAGGCTTGCTAACCATGTGCCAGGCAGAAAGGCGGCGATAAATAATACCGGCTTCATATACCGGCGTAGGGTCATTTTGTAACTGATGGTTGTTGTAATCATAATTGCCTCTCTTGTAGGTCATATGTCACCATTTCTTCCACCACGGCAGGTGTCGCCGCATATGAGAGTGTCTTTATCCCGGTGTTACCGATTATTCTGGATGTCCACACGCTCGCTGTGAGGAGTGGCACAGGTCGTGGCTAATGTGGCAGAGGAGATCGGCGGCTCGGAGGTAATAAAAAACCCGCCGGAGCGGGTTGTCATACGTTGTGGTTCATTTACTCATTGAATGGACTGGTTGGCATAGGCATCCAGTGAGTGACTTTGTCGCCATGATATTGAGTGTTGCCATCAAAATAAACTTCTCCAAAACCATAATCATATTTGGCAACTCCAACACCATTTTCTGTACAAACAATAAACATCGCCTGCTGAGTAACCGGCCTTGGTAATTCGTCTTCAACTGAAATCCAATTCATTATGCAGCCCCTTATCTGTGTTGGACTGCGCATTATCGCATAAAAAAGACCGCTCGGCGGTCTATTGTGATTGCGTTATTTTTTAATTTTCTCGTTTTGTTCGTCTTTTTAATAGGTAATCGTTATAGCAATAAATACACTGACCATTTGAGGATCGGCGAATTGTTGACTGATGCTTTTTGCATGGGGAACCAGCATAATTCCTATCCCCATTATCCAAAGCTAAAGCTCGGCTACTTTTATATATTATTAAACCACCTGAATTAACGTCAGTTTTTTTGCAATGTATAAATTTGTTAAGGATGTCGTTTTGATATGTATGCCTTCCTTTCGAAATGCAGTCATATATATTTTCTCTGTGAGTTGCCGGAATCAAATGCTTTGGGTTTATGCATGCTGGATTGTCACACGTGTGCATTAGCTCAAGGTTTGCTTGGTCATAATCTCCAACCAGCATTAAATATGCCACCTTATGTGCGCCTAAGCTATGCGGACCAACCTTTATTCTTCCGTAACCACAGCGGTCTTTCCCGCCCATAAATACCCAACACCCGGTTTTATCATTTACCTCAATGCGGCTCATCAGTCTTGTGGTTAGCGGTTTTCTTACTTCGAGAGATTTAAGATACGCAGTATTGAACATAGTCGCCTCGCTATCGCCAATTAGTGAGCGCAATCAGGACTCTGGCGTGACGTCTTTTCGGGGATCAGCCTAGATTGCGCACATAAAAAAGCCCCCAACTAAGGAGGCGTTTTGATGTCGTACTGCTCATTTCGTCATGGTCAGAGAAGAGCTATCTAACCTTGTCGGGGTTATTTCTGAGGAACGTTTTTCAAAACGTCATCGTAAAACTTACTCGGGTTATCGAAACCTTGAGCTGCCATAGTATTTCTCCATAAAAAGCCCCGCTATTTAGCGAGGCGTTGTTGCCGCCCGGATTAAGTCGATGAAGTCCTGACAAAACTCAAGGCGGTGTCCGTGATCGTCCACGAAGTTATATTTATTGAAATGCTCTACTATCTCCTCGGGACTTTTCCCGATGATAGGAGATTTAGAAATTGAATCGTGTTCCTGTTTCATCTTCAAACCTTCGTTCAGTTGGTTATGACCCTGCCACTCACGTGCTGGAAATTGCGTTCCACAGTAGTGGCATTTATCAGTACTCCGGTGTACCTCCGCATATTCACAGCGGATTAATGAACGCATCATCAAAAGGCCAGTATTTTGATGCTCACATTAAAAAAGCCGGATACCCTTATCGCAAGGTGGGGTGATTAGTTAAAGCGGGGCTAGCCTCGCTTTTTCTATCTCCCGTATTGCCCGCTTATCCAGATTGCATGCTTTAATTACTGACATCAGTTCGATGTTGTATTCCGCGATATCGCCCCACGTCATTTTGTCGGGGATATCGGGTATCGGGCAGTCAGCTGTCAGGCTTGCAGGGATTGGAACGTGAGGGGCTGATACATACTCAGTTTTTGTACTGCCGCATCCGGTCAATGAGAGCACCAGGAGCATCAGCGGAAGCACAGTCATTACCCACAAGAATAACTTTGACGTCTTTCTTGGCAGTCTGTGCGTCCAGTGTGTTTTTCCGCTTGGCATCTATGGTTTCTCCAGAGATACGGTGAAAGGTGGCGACTGCGGTTAATGTGGTGGTATTAATCACCTGCTGGGCTGACAGTTTTTCAGATAGCGAGTCACGCTCTTTTCTGGCATCACTTAGTGAGTTACCCAGGCATACAATCACAGTCACCATGGCAAAAAAAATCACCACAATTATTTTTGTCTTAGTGTCCATATCATGACTCTTTCACTGACAGCGCGGCGTTACCAATCGGCAGCGGACGATTATCCACCGGAACACCTGACGGCCAGCGGTAACCAGTAACGCGGTCGGTACCGAATGCTTTGATATTTACCGCGTCTGACTGATTACCACCCAATACCATCAGTTGACCTGATTCTGTCTTGCCGACCACGAAACCAACATGGCCTCCGCCAGTACGGGAGAATGTGACAATGCAACCGTATGCAGGCTGTGTCAGCATTTTTCCGAACGCCAGATATGAGCGGGAAGAATCAGAGCGGGTCGACCGAATACCGGCACGCTCCAGGCAGGCATTAACAAATCCTGCACACCACGGCACTTTACGCGCAGTGCCAACCAGCCCGCGCAGTTTGCTATCAATCCACATCTGGTCTACAGCTGCTGAACCTGCTGCTGTGTGCTCTGATACACCGATTTCTTTCCGGGCTTCAGTAATCCATTTTGGCTCAGTCATCACTCACCTTCCGTAAAAGTCGCTTCTCAAGGGTTTTAATCAGTTCAGCGCCAGACCAGCCAGCAAGACCAGCAATGCCGCCTGCCAGCTCCGGCACCCACTGGTAATAACTGGAGGCCAGATACACCATCGCACCGGCAAAGATGGAGACAATCACCTGAAGAAAGAAAAATCCCCAGCTTATTTTTTCTCCGTTAAGCACCTTGTAGGCGCAGCTTGCGGCAGTGCCGAGAAGAGTCATGATGCTAATGAGCATTCCCACAAGCCAGTTGTAGTTTCCGGGGTCTTTATAGGGCATTTTACGCATACCTCCCCCTTAGCTTGGGGCTGGTTAGATAATAGGGTGCCGCGCACAGTATCTCTGCGCTGATTACGTTTGTTTGTTCAGGATTCTGTGGCGGCGTATATGAAAAAAGGCCGCACAAGGCGACCTTTGGAATATTTATCTATTGGGACTGTGGGCCTGCGATATTTTGAACTACTGCATATTTTGCAGCAGTTGCTCAGTATCAATGCAGCACTGCCGGTCACGAACTTCTTTGATGCTCATGCCGAATACTTTTCTGTGATTAGCGCACATCCAGCAACCACACAGTGCGGGAGTGCGGTAGCACATGCCTATGTTGCGCTTAGTGGCGTGTCCGGCATTGTAATATTTACTGCGCTTGGATTTGAGGCGTTTCTCGTGATGGCGTCTTATTGCTTTACTTCGCATTAACGACTCCGTAATTCAGTTGTTCGGAATAACCGAATATGTGAACTATCCGGTAATTCCGGATGGTTGGATTACCACAATGCAAATAAGCACTCTGGATAAATATCAAAAACTTATTCCCTCGAATTCGGGGGAATTAAAATAGTGGGATTACACCAGATTAGAGAAGCGGAATTAATTAGATAAAAAGCAGAAGTTTGGCGACCGAGCTTTTTATACCAATTACCCCGCACAGGCCTTGATTGCTCAAAATTTGATATAGAAAGGGACACCAGATGATGTTTTGGTCGACGGATATCTGGTGTCCCTAATCACACAACTCTCCAAAATGAAGAGTGTGCTAGATAACAAAAAACCCCGCCGTAGCGAGGTCTTGAATGAGGTAAGCAAACTTAAGAGTCACGTAAAGCAACTTACCTGATTAGTATTGCTAATTTGATATTATAAGTCAATAGCAAAGTTCAGTTATTTTCTTCACTTTAGCTACATGTTTACGATTATTCATTGCATTTCGCAGAGGTTCGTACAATAACCACTGTGCAGCCTTGAGTTTTGCATCAACATCATTTCTGCAAGTTCCAAGTGATGGCTTTTTAAATCTATTGCCACCCTTGGTTTGCATTTTGCGTGGTTTTGCAACTCTGTGATAGTAAGATGCAATCGACAACTTAGATGAACCATGAGCGTAATAACTTAGTAATATTCCATAAGCCTGTGTGTCAGTGGCGATGACTGAATCTACGACCTGAGAAATCAACATTCCTTCATCGTCATTACACATAGGTCTTGATGGGTTTTTACTCGGCTCTGCTGTTTGCATGAATTTATAAATCATGTTGATCATGCGAATATCAATACGACCAGAATATACCCACGCCCCCACAACTCCAGCCACTGATTCAACCAGTCGTGTTGCTCTTTGGTGAGTTCCTTTTCTCCGATATAGCTCATCTTACCTCCGGCAAAACAGTGTGTTTGTGGCAGTCGTACCTGGTGCTGAACACCTTCCTCAGTAGCAACTCCCTGCTTTCGCCGACTTCCTGTCGAACCTTGAGATATCCGTCTCTTTTCTGTGTGACTACGTGGTGATGCTTTGTTTCACGCCTGAGCCACCTGGCTTCTTCGATTGCCGCCGCTATGTCTGTGAACATTACGCCGCCTCCATCAGTTTCCGCCTGCGTTCATACCACCGGGCCCGCCTTGCAAATATCTGCTTAACCCGCCTGAGATATTCATTGCTGAATCTCCGTGGTGAGTTATCTGACTCGATAGCTTCAACCCTTTCGATACCGATCCTCTGTATCAGCCTGATTCGGTACTCGACAGCGTTTCCGCTCAGCTGCCGGTTACATCTGGTGCACGATGAATGAACATTAAAAACATTGAACCTGAGATGTTTTGCCGCACCTCTTGACCTGTAATGACTTGCGTCTGTAGCACTTCCCGTCAGATACCCGGAAGCATCAACCAAATTGCATCCACAGCTAATACAAGGCTTTCCACGGTCACGCGCCCTGATATATCTGTTAAATGCTGCCTGAGCTTCTTTTGCTAAATCGCTGTTGGATTTGAGTTTGTCTTTCCGTTCGCGTAATTCTTTGCGCTCAATGGAGTCCTGCCGCCTGCGTTCTTTTTCAACCTTTCGCTGTACTTCACTGGCTGCAAACTTGATGGCACACGGGATGGAACAAACTTTTTTAGTGGATAGATAGGGAAGGAATTCTTTGTCGCAGACTTTACATTTCTTAGGCTTTGGCTGCTTTGCCTTTGCCACATTTCACCTCACGATAAACTGATGCCGATAGCCAGAACGAACAACACCCAGCACAATACGAACGGGATATATCGTGTCGCCTGTTCAATGCCGTCCCGTTTATGCGATCCGCCGGTATTATTTTCACCTTTCGGATATTTGTGTTTATGCATGTACTTAATCCTTCTTCTCGGCATCACCATCTCCTTTTATCTTCTCGACCACTTCCAGATGCGGACATTCACTGGCGCACTGGTCGCACAGCCATGTTTCATCGTCGGCCAGTTCTTTACTGCACAGTTGGCATGTCATTGTATTTTCCTCAGCGTAAGGCCATAGCCGAATACTGCGCCGGTATCGATATATTCCTGATTGGCTCTCTTTCCGATACCTTTAATCATTGGCGTGTGCCCGAAAATAAACAGGTCAGCACCTTTAATTTCCCGTGGCATGTCGTCAGCAACGCGCTCACGACTCCAGATAACGGCCTGCTCATCTACTGGTTTCCCGAACTCGTATTCATCTGATGGATAATCAGCATGGGCTATTACAACCTTCTTTCCGTTCGTGATGACCTCGATAATCAGGGGCAGTTTTTCGGCTTTCGCCAGACATGCCCGAGATAAAATCTCTTTGTCGTAGTCCTGAAGGAAAAACCAGTTCCCGCCGTTATACAGCCAGTTATTGACGTCGCCGCCATTGAACAGGGCATCAATCGCCATTTGCTCATGATTGCCGCGAATAGCCGTAAACCACTTTTCATTGAGCAGGTCTAAACACTCGACGTTTTGGTCACCCCTGTCTATCAGGTCACCTACAGAAATGATTAAGTCAGTTTGTTTATCAAAATCAATTTGTTGCATCCTATCAATCAGTAACTGATAGCATCCGTGCAGGTCGCCAACCACCCAAATATGCCGATATTGATCACCGCTGATTCGCTGGTATATTCCGTTTCTCTCACCCACAGCGCACCTCCCGATCAGGCACCGACGCTTTCTCCCCCTTGCGCCTTTTATCGGGAAAGTTGCTGAAGTGAGCCTTAATTTTTGATACGGCATAATCATCAAAAACGTAATAGACCTGCTTTCCGCGTTTGTGGCTCACGTGGACACTGCCGATGTCTTCCATCATTTTGACGAACGTTGTCGCCATCACGATATTTAACTCAGCAGACAATGAAGCCATCTTCATAGTGAAGCTGTCCAGCTGCCGAAGATTCCGGACTAGCCGCAGGCATACATCCTGTTTCTGTTCGGCGGTTTTGATATAAGTTTTCTTCTCCCTTGTCACTTTGCTTTCCTCCGCTTCTGCGCCTGTCGGTTCAGTTTCCGGTGACCGGTGATGCGGTTGCGTGACAGCGGATAGTGATAACCTCTTGCGCTATCACGCAGCGCCCAGGTAAGGCCATTCGCCGACAATCCAACAGCCAGAGCCATAAGTAAACTTGATTTCTTCATGCGTCCTGCTCCCTTTTGAGTTTCATATATTCCGAATTCTCGGGTATCGTCACAAAACAACCGATGCCTGTAGCCCAGCGCTCAACCTGACCCATGAAGTGGAACATTTCCCCGGTGTCTAACTTTGATGTTTTTCTCATAGTCCTTACGCGCTCTGTATGCTGTGTGGTGGCGTCTATCATTTCAGTGACCTCGTAGCCAAGAAATGTATGCTTAAGCATTTCCTTGACTGTCTCAGGCGTGAATTTAGAGCCGTTATCACACAGATAATTGCTTATCTCACCGCACCACTGATGAAAGAGGCGGTTTTGTGGCAGTGAGCGGGTAGATTTCCAGGGCTTGATGATTACTCGGTGGGGTTTGTTTGTTGCGAGTGCTTCTTTGAGGTGTTTCCAGGCTGCATCTTTGGTCGTTTCGTGGAAGAGAAATTCTGCTTCCATTTAGCCTCCTAATTTTCCCTCGCTATACAGTGGGAGCCAAATCCACCGGTGAACAAATGGCACGAAATGAGACAGAAATTCCCATGTTTGTGATTCCTTAAATCCGGTCGCTTCATCAACCATGTCAACCAGTGGGTTACCGCTTTTGCGTGGCAGAGATACGTTGTACAGGCGCTGGAATTGCTCAACAAGTTCGTCAGTGGTCAGGCATTCTTCCACCACTTCAACAAACACCGGGTGCTCTGCTATCGTTCGCCGGATTTCGTCTGGTAATTTGTGACTATCCATTTCTCATTCCTCCGGCCTGCGATACATGAAAACGACCAGGCCGCCTTTTGTTGTAATCTTCAGGTCGTCTCCGGGCTTCATGTCACCAAGCTCATAGGCATCATACAGCTCGTTTATCGCCGCCTGCTTACGGTCTTTTTCCTTACGCTTGAATGCCTTCCTGAATATCAAACTCAGAAACCACTCGACTGATTTTGCGATAATCCAAAAATAACCGACCGCCATCAGGCCGATGGTCGCGTATTTGATAATTTCATCCATCCCCTACTCCTTCTCACATTGTGGTGCTCTGCGGTTCCAGGCGGCGATTGCTTCCGGCGCGCTGAGTTTAAATCCGGTTTCAGACTCACATTCATTGCACTCAACCTTGTAGTAATCTGGCCTTTCATCGAATTCATGAGTCGCCACAAAAATACGATTACACCCGCAAAACGGGCACGGCTTCAACTCCTGTGTTTTCTCTGTCATTTGAACCTCATTAACCAGCCGGTAATGTTCCTGTCGATGATTTCGGTGTGCTGCACTTTTTGCGCTCTCCTGCACATAACGTATGTAGCCACACCATAAACCGGATAAATAAACGGCGTTGTCACTGCAATGAAAATCATGGTTAACAATGTGATAGCTGTGAATGGCAGCTCTCTGATTTCAGTATCCAGCCAGAAAAACCAATTGTAACTACTCATGCATTCGACATATTTATGCGCCGTAAACGCCATGCAGTCGAAGAAATTGAAGTCATATCCAGCTGCGGCGGCGTACGCTGGCCGGTCAAAAAAGTGTCTGAGAGTTACCGGATATTGTTTGAAATACTTCATCACTCCTCCGGTGGTTGTGGTTTCTCTGGTAATGGCATCCAGTGCGTGACAAGGTATACTTCGCCATCCCAGTCCTGCATGCCTTCATTCTCTCCGGATTCTGCATCACAAAATTTCCTGATATCCGGCTTCCACCATGCGGTAGTCCTTCCGTGAGAACCAAAGACAAGGTATTTTCCTTCATCCACTGGCGGAGATTCACTTTTCTTAATCCATTTCATTGGTGGACTCCTTTATCATGCGCTGTAGTTCAGCAAAGCGTCTGGTGTTTGCCGCGTTCTCAAGTGAGATTATCCGCTGGTATGCCCGTCCTCTCGGCTGGTGCTTTTCTGCTGCGCAATGACATTCAAAAATACCGAATCCGTCTTGCCTTTGAAAAAATGGCTCTGCTCCCGAATGTAACGGACTGCGATATAGCGACCTTGCTTGCTGTACGCCTTATTTAAATCAGTCAGCGTTGTTCCCCTCATCTTCATCTCCTTTTGGCGGTGTCTGGTACGGCAGTCTGCTGTGAACTCCGGCCATGTAGGCGCGGTATCTGGTGTGAATGCTGGTGTATTTATATCCGTCGCCAAATCTGCTTCGTATGACGCCGTCTAGTGGTATGCTCATTTCCCCCGCACACCACTTTTCAAAATCCGTTGGTTCCATAATTATGGTTCCTCTTGGATTTTGGTTGCTCCATCATGCTTGGCGGCGTAGTCATCACAAAGCTTTTGCAAATATTCCTCACTGCGGCGATATTTGATAAATTCCCGCTGAATCTTCATCAGGTTGGTTAACGTTTTGCCGCGTGGGTATAGCTTTTTTTCATGCTTGAGGTGGAGACTGTGAAATAACATTTCGTCTTTTCCATCAATCGGTGCTTGTCTGTCAGCCAAAATAAGTGCCTGCCATCTATACCTGTCGAGCAACTGCATCATCGTTGTTGCCGCCATAATCAAAAGTCCTTCTGTCTTGGGTTATGCCGCGCCGGCGGTTCGGCTCTGACCATTGCCTGAGTCTGGTCGATATCAAACATGCACAGGCCTTTCTGCTCGACGTATGCCGTACCTGCTTTGCCGTGCCGGTTAAGGCGCACAATCAGCTCTGTGAGAGTTTTGTCGGCATTGTCGTTGTAGACTGAATCTTTGTAGATACCCAGCCAGTAATCGCAGTCCTGTTCGATTTGGCCGGTGTCGCGGCTGTCACTTGGCATAGGCCGCTTGTCTGCCCGGTCTTCCAACTTACGGTTAAGCTGGGTCAGCAGAACAACGGTGGTATCGAGTTCTTTTGCCAGCTGCTTCAGACCCTTCGTGATTTCGCCGTATGCGATATCGTTCCGGTCTGCCTTGCCTGCTTTCATCAACGTCAGGTAGTCAACACCGATAAACCCGATTTTCCCTGTCTTGCGCTTCAGTTTCCGGCACTCGGCCTGAATGTGCGCCAGCGTCATTCCCGGAGTATCATCCAGCCAGATGTTAGGGCGCTCACTTAACTCACCCATGGCTTTGCTGATAAGCCCCCACTCGTACTCATCACCGCTGTCATACAGGGCATTGGAACTGATTCCAGATTTCTGGCTGATCATTCGTTCGGCCAGCTGCTTGTTGGTCATTTCCATCGAGAACAGCGCTACCGGCAATCCGGAATCGGAAACGTTTTTAGCCATTTCGGTCAGGACTGTGGTTTTGCCCATCTTCGGACGCGCACCAACAACGAATAGGGAGCCGCGAACAATGAACTTCGGCGCAAGCATGGCATCAAGTGGCGCAATGCCAGTCTTCAGGCCACGGTTAGCATCGGGATCTTTGAATCGCTCCTCAACCTCGATAACCCACTCATCCAGCACGGCAGATATATTCGTCAGTCCTGACTGCCGGCCGGTTTTGCTACTCTCCACCACATCGGACAGCATCGTCTGAGCCATATCGATTTTTTCTGCCAGGCTGAGAACACTGGCTTCGGTAAACAGCCGTTGTATTTCTCCGGCCTTCTCGATTGCCTGCCGCTCTACGGCCTTATCGCGAACCGTATTGGCATATGCCACGATATTGGCTGCGCTTGGTGTCCTGTGGTTGATCTCAGCGACGTATGAGAATCCGCCTGCCAGTGTTAACTGACCAGCGCTTTCCAGTGCTGAAGTTACCGTGATCAGGTCGACCGGCTTGCTGGTTCGGTTTAACTCACGGATTGTTGCGTAAATCAGCCTGTGCGATGCCTGGTAAAACATTTCCGGCTGAAGTCTGGATAGCACCATCTGGCTTCTGTCGCCCTGTGGGTCAAGCAGCAATGCGCCGATAACACTTTGCTCAGCCTCGAGGCTTTGTGGAACTTGGTTAAAATTATTTCCGGTCATTGGCTCTGTCCTCCTTGACGGCGGTGTAACACTCATCGGTGATCAGGTAATCGAGATTTTTGGCTCTCCAGAAGCCGCCCTTTCCGTTAGGTCTGACTTCGGTCATCCAGCGGCAGTGCTGTGAGATATACCCCAGATATCCGCGCCAGTTTTCCAGCGTGAACGGTCTGTTGTGTGACTTCATGTACTCGCTGTTGCATTTCTGCCAGAACGATCGGATTTTATTTTTCCGTGTTCCGCGAACAACCTGGATTCTTGCCATTTCAGGAAGGATCTCATGGTATGCGTCGATGATGGCTTGGTAGGGAACCGGTGGTGATTTTTTAGATTTGATTTCTGCTGGCTGGTCTTCGTGGATTTCGTCAGAAAGCCCACCAACTACATCGTTAGATGTAGTTATATTATTTATATTATTGTATAAGGACAACTCTTGGACAATCGTCGGACACTCCACCCGTTCAGGCGTTGCTGTTACTGGTTTTGCATCGGACAACTTCCGGACATTCTCCGGACAATTTTGACCCTGATATTCGTCGTATTTCAGCACGGTAATGATGCTGATTTTTTTACTTTTGGCATCGATACTGATCATGCCTTTTGTCACAAAACTGCGTAAAAGTGACCGGATTTTATTATCAGAAATACCGGTTTCTTTTGTCAGAACAGGGCGGCTTCTCATCATCTGGCCGCGACCGATTGAAATCATACCGATATCAGTTTCCACCACTTCCGGCTTACTGCTTGCAGTCATGATCAGGTGGAGCCACAAATGCACTGCCTCTGAATCCTTCCTGTAAAAGTCACAGTCAACAATTTGTCTGTGCATAAAGGCAAACCCCTTGCCTGATTTAACAGGCTGCTCTACGCGCTTCTGTAGTGCATATGACACGTTACCCATGCCGCTTACCTCCCAGCAATTCTTCCCTGTGTTCCGTTCTTACCTTCGCTTCCTCAAACATCTGGCGAATACACTTAATTCCCTGTTCGGTGACTGTTCGGTTAAATCGGTCACGTGCGTTGTTTTTGTGCACAGCGCTGTAATTAAACCGTTGTTTCATGTATAATTACTCCAGTGTGTGATTTACTAATGCGCCTCTGCTGCTCCAACAGCCGGGGCGTTTTCTTTTGTTCTCATCAGAGAGAGTTCGCCGATCTGCTTCCACAGAAACCGGTACTCTTCCTCGCTGATTTTCTTCTCGCCTGGCAAAACAAAATCTGTGATACCGGCTGCGGCCAATGTCTCGCATATCTCCGGTAACTTTTCTGTTCTGCGTAAGACTGTTGAATCGTGTACACCGAGCAGTTTTGCAACCACTGTCTGTGTGGTGCTTCTCAGTGCCTGATGAGCTGTTGCCATCAGATGATTTGACACAAACCGGTTAAACGATTTGCGTGGATTTGCATTTTCCATAATTCATAATGTCCTTATTGAGATACAGTTATTCGCCTCACTTCCTGTGAGGTGTTGCTGTGTTGAAAAATGTTCCAGCACATATCCGGAACGGGCTAAATTGTGTAAAGAGCGGTGCTGATTTTATTTTTTGCCTTGTTGTAGCCACGCCGCGCTACATTTCAGGGCTTTTGATAATTCAAAAATGAATCGTGGGCGCTTAGTTGAACCAGACTCAATCGCCTGGATAGATTGCTGCTTAATACCAACAAGCTCAGCGAGTTGAGACTGAGTCAGATTCAACTCACAACGCCGAGCTTTTACACGTTGAGAGATGGTTTCCATACTTTCTTATCTCCTTCATACAGTTTTATCTGTATTTAATAACAGATACACCTGTTTGTCAAATACAGTTTTTATTGTGAAAATCCCTTTATTACAGGGGGTGGAAAAATGAGTCTTGCCAGCAGAGTAAAAAGTCGTCGCCTTGCGCTCGAAATGACACAAACAGAAGCAGCAGAAAAAGCAGGAATTAAACAGCAGTCGTGGGCGTCTATTGAAGATGGTAAGACTGTTAAACCTCGTAATATAATTGCGATTGGCGCTGCATTGCAGTGCGACCCAGGGTGGCTGATGACGGGAGATAATATTCAGCCAATCAGTGAGGTAAATACACGGAAGATACCTCTAATTAGTTACGTACAGGCGGGAAACTTGGCTGAAAGCATACCGATCAGTGATTGTGACGGGTCTTTTGAGTACGTTCTTACCGATCAGGACTTATCTCATAATGCGTTCGCCCTTCGTATTGAAGGTGATTCAATGGAGCCTGATTTTAAAACCGGAGATGTAGTGATTATCGATCCTGAGATAGAGCCACATCCAGGGGAGTTTGTTGTAGCATCTAATGGTGAACAAGAGGCAACATTCAAGAAATACAGGCCTACCCATGTCATGATTAATGGCGAGCAGCACTACGAGCTAGTCCCACTCAATGACGACTATCCAGTACTCGATAGCGAGAAAATCAATCTCCGGATAATCGGCACAATGGTAGAGCACCGAATTTACCGAAGAAAAAGGTAACACGCATTTAAACCAACCCGCTCAGGCGGGTTTTTTTGTATCTAAATTTCAATGAAAATCACCCGATTACAGTTTTATCGATAAAAATACAGTTTTATCTGTTGACCAAATACAGTTTTGCCTGTATCTTTTAATCATCAACGGCACGGAGCCAAAGATAAAACGGATTTAGCTCTTTAACAAATTAGAACCTGATCTGAATAAGTGTCAGATCACCACTGAGTGGTTTTTGGGGTGTAGCGACCGGCACCAAAAGTAATCAGCAGCGCATCCACAGATGCAAGCTGAGTCGGGACTGGAGAGTATCGCAAGCTGTGGCAGAGTAACGCCAGCATTCGCTACACCACCAAAAATTACTCAGGAGGCAATATGGCAACAATTACTGTTATTCCAAAGAAAGACAACGCGAAGAACCGCCGGTTAGCAAAGCAAATGGCGTTTTGGGACAGAAAGCGTGAGGAGTATGCAGCGATGCCTAAAAGTCGCTCAGTGGAGGAGATTTTTGATTCAGTATTTGCGCCAGCGAAAGAAGAACGTCCGGCGCTGACACTGAAACCAACGAAGTATTACCCGTCCGGTGATAACTGCTGCCTGCCTAAAGTGGCAATTTTCAGCGGAGTTAAGACCAGACAGCCGAAAGGTGAGTTCGGGATTACAGTTAAGGCTTAAATCACATTGCTCTATAGTTTGTTTGGATTTGCGTTGGAGCCATAGTAAAGTTTGTCTACTGACAATGGTTAAATTACCAGGTAGGCAAATGAACAAAAAAACTACAGCTTCGCAATTATTAAAAACTATATTTGTGATTTCTTTTTTATTTTCTGCTGGATGTTCAATCATCAAGCCACCTAGTGAGTCAGAGCAATACGCTAAGATGGCGAATGATAAATTCAAGGGGCGGAATGGCAGTATTAATAGCGTAAACAGCCTAAGAAATGATTATTTTCAAATCACAAAAACTCAGTTAACAAACCCTGACACATCTTCATGCAAATGGGATTCTGAATGTTTTTATAATAGATGGGCAAATAACTATGACGCTGGAATAAAAGAATTCGAGCAAGAAAAGCAGAAAAAAATACAGCAGGAAAAAGCTAAAAAAGAGTGGGACGCTTGCTTGAAAGACCCTGCCTGCATAGGGCCAAAGAGAATTGCAGATGCGACCCACGACCTGAATATGGCCTACCAGATATTAATGGCTAACTATCGTTACGAACAGGGGGCTATTGATATGCTGATCCGTCAATCCTGCAAAGTTGGCGGCAAACACCAGAGAATGAAATTAAGCAAACAGCAAACAGCTGACTGGATTAACTCAGCAGAAGGAATACCTCCGTTAGCCAGAAAATATATGTTAGAGGCGGCAGAGGCATGTTGGGAGATGAGCCGGTACGGAGTACAGGACGGTACGGTTAAAATAAGAAATATGTAAGCAAAAAACATATTCCATTAAGGGGCTAATTACACGGCCCCTTTCTTTTGCCTGCCAGAGCATAACCTGATGTGTTGTGTGAGCGCAGATAACAGGAGACACAATGAAAGATAAGGAATTATGCCCTGCGTGCGGTAAGGGTCGTCTCCACCCGGCGCAGGAAGAAGTTGAAGTTGAATACAAATCTGAAAAGCACTCGGTCACTCTCATGTCTCATATATGTGATGAGTGCAGTTCAGAGATTACTACCCGCGAGGACGCAAAACACAACAAAGATACGGTGATTGCACTCCGCCGTGACCGCGATTCCCGCCAGTGAGCGCAGATACAAATTATAGCCCATTCGGTGAGTGGGCTATGGTGAGTTAATAACGGGAGATGGATATGACGTGTAGCAACAAGTACTGCAATGACGGCATTGAGTTTAGCATTTGCTGTCCAGGAATAGACTGCGGGTGCATGGGCCAACCGGTAGCGGCAACAAACTGCAAAGAGTGTAACAAAGAGAACAGACCGCCGACAGATAAGCGTGTTCTTGAGTTGCTGAATTACGTCGAGTGGCTTGGAGACTGACAGCCCGGAAAGACGGGCATCCAGTCAGTATTGGGATTGGTGAATGCGGGCGGTTGGATATTTGATACCGGTAATCCGCCACCAATCACCAATACTGACTAACACCCCGTAGCGGGGATAACGAAAGGAAAAAGATATGAATATTACATTTGAGTGCGCTGGATTTTCAGGGTCTGGTCAGCGTAGTACCGGCAGAGTTGAGATTGATGTCGATGGCGCAGTTCTCTGCGGGTTCGTTGACGCATCGGAAATTATCGAAGAATACACCGCAGAGACGCTTCTCGAAGAAATTGGCGATGAAGACATTATCAAATATCTCACCGAGCAGGGATATGTGGTAACGGAGGAATAACATGGAATTTAAAGGTACGCCGTGGCCGTGGTTACATGCAGACAGCCACGGCCTTAATGAAACAGCAGGTGGTGCTATTCACGGAGACGGAAAAACACTTTGTCTGGTTATGGGAAAGAGCATCGGAAAGGAAAAAGCGACAGCTAATGCGAAACTGATGGCGGCGGCACCGGAAATGATTGATTTTCTGCTCCGAATCAACGGCGCTTATTATCTGTCTGATAAACACCAATCTGAATTAAATAGCATCATCAAAAAAGCACTTGGCCGCGAATAGCCGCCCTGCTCTCTTTCACACAGAAGTAACCCACCCTATAAATAAACGGAGTTAATTATGGCAAACGAACTGGTCGTTATCGAGCCAGCGACAGCGCTCGACCTTTTTACAGCGCCGGATAAGGTTCAGGTACTGCTGTCCGGTATCCGGGAGAAAGCATTAGCAGAGCAGGCATTACTCGATACTGATTTATCGAAAGCCAAGAATCGCGATGCTATCAAATCACTGGCCTACAAAGTTACGCAGTCAAAAACATACATCGACAAAGCCGGAAAGGCTGTCGTTGATGAGCTGAAAGAGCTGCCGAAAAAAGTGGATGCCAGTCGCAAACAGTGCCGGGATGAACTCGACGCACTGAGCGAAGAAATCCGCAAACCGGTAACAGCCTGGGAGGATGCAGAAAAGGCGCGTGTAGCAGCGGAAGAATTAGCTCGCCAAATTGAGCGTGACCACGAAGAAGCACTGCAGATGAATGAGTTGCATGACCTGCGTAAAGCCGAAGAAGAACGCAAACGCATTGAGCATGAAAACGAAATCAAGCGTCAGGCTGCAGAGCAGGCACGAATCGAAGCTGAGCAAAAAGCACAACGTGACCGTGAGGCGGCGGAACTGAAAGCCAAACAGGAACGTGAAGCTGCGGAATTTAAAGCACGACAGGAAGTCGAGGCGGCAGCTAAGCGAGAACGCGAGGCCAGAGAGGCGCAGGAACGCGCAGAGCGTGAAAAGCAGGAGGCTATCGCGAAGGCTGAGCGTGAAAAGCTGGCCGCAGTTGAAGCGGAGCGGCGAAAGGCAGAGGAAGCCGAACGCACACGACTGGCGGAGATTGATCGCCAGAAGCAGGAAGAATTAAAGCGCCAGGCGAACAAAGAGCATCAGCGTAAATTTAACCGCGAAGCTTTACAGGCACTGACTGCAGCAGGATTTGACGATGAAACCGCAACAAAATTCCTTGAGATGGTAATCAAAGGCGAAGTCCCTCACCTCTCAATGAACTACTAACCCACCCTATCCCACCTCGGGATATCAGCAGGTAATCACATGACTATCAATCAGAACGTTTTCCGTCTGGCGCAAGCACAGGCGCGGGTAGCTATACGCCAGAAATGCGATGACATCTGGTGGGTAGCAATGGAATTACTCAGAGAAAGTTACGGGAGGCAGGAATGCACAAGATAACTATCGAATCAAAACACCTGGCGACAAGCACTGAGCAGGCAGGATGCGGAAATCAGCGCGCCGTCATTTATTTTGACCGTAATTCGAGCGTGGAAACAATGGACGTTGAAACGCTTATCTTGCTGCTTAATCCGGAGAAGGAAACTCTGGAAAAGATACTCAGGGAACGATACGGGGAGGCAACATGAACGCATACTCAGCACAGGATGCTCAGGAAGAGCGCATAGACTTCACAGAGGATGTGATATTCGGACTCAGCACGGAAACGCTGGAATATCTCGGCACTGAGAAGGAAAACGAGATAAGGGAGGCAATTGATAAGGCATTAAGAAAAAGGAGCTCGATAAATGGAAACGGGCGTTTATTTAGGGCTTAGCAACGAGGACTATCACAAGGATGAAGCGATAGGTTCTACGTCAATAAAGGCGATCAGCGTCAGCCCTGCAAATCTGTATTTCAATCCATTTAAAGGAAGTAAATCGGCACAGATTGGCACAGCAATTCACGCAGCATTGCTGGAGCCGCAGGTATTTGAAAGGGATTTCATTTTACTGCCAGACGTCAAGGATCGGCGATCGGCAGAATACAAGGACGCATTAAAACAGACGGATGCTGAAAAGATACTGGTGAACGGTGAGGTTGAAACAATACAAAGGATGATTGAATCGGCCAGCCTGAACAACGATTTCACTGATTACATGGCAACCCCCGGACAATCTGAAACATCTATGTTCTCCACCTGCCCGGAAACAGGACTGAAATTAAAGTGCCGGTTTGACAGGATGTCAGACTCATACCCTTACCCGCTTGATGTAAAAAGTTGCATGGACGCAACAGAACGCGGTTTCAGTCAGGCTTTCGGGAAATATCACTATCATGTGCAGGCTGCATTTTATTTGTATGTGCTGAGATTAGTCACAGGAAGGGACTTAAATCAGTTCTGTTTTTTCGCCATTCAGAATAAGCCGCCGTACACCAACTGCATGTATTACATCGGCGAGGACTCGCTGGAGCTGGGAAGAAAGGTAATGTTCGAATCTCTGCACACAATAAAACAGTGCATTGATGGCGACATACCGAAAACCGAAGGAATGGTTTTGCCATCCAGCGAAATAAACGTGCCATCTTATCTTTTCGATGATGAATATCTTGATGACGAGGTATATCTCTAATGGATTTATCAAAAACAATTATCCCGAAATCGGATCAGCTTAATTTCGAAGATGTACAAAGCCAGCCAATTACTGCGGTAATTAAATCTGTCCGTGAAGGATCTAAAGATCAGCCGGTGTTTATTGACCTTGTTGGGTATGACGGCAGGCCTTATAAGCCGTCAAAATCAATGCGCCGCATTCTTATTGGCGGCTGGGGAAACAACGGTCACGAATGGGTTGGAAAGTCGTTAACGCTTGTTGGAGACCCATCTGTTAAGTTCGGCGGCGTTGCTGTTGGCGGAATAAAGGTTCATGCCATGAGTGATGTTGAGGCTGATTTTTCAATGATGCTGTCAGTATCTCGCGGCAAGCGCGTAGAACATCGGGTGAAAAACTGGAAGTTAATCCGCCCGAAAAAATGCAAAAATCAAATTACGAATTGCTGTCAGATTTCACTGCCAAGGTCGGCGAAATGGAGTCTGAACAATTCGAAAGATCATATCAATGGCTGAAAAATAAATTTACTGGTGATGCAGAAAACACGGAAAAGTTGGATGTCGTGTACCAGAGTCACAAGGCTGATATGCAAAGCCAATAACCCCACCGTTTCAGGATGAAGCGTAATGCAGGGATGCTGATAACAGAGGAATGAATATGCTTGAGAAGCCAATTTATTACATGTCAGCAGAAAGGCCAGCCGCTGAAGATAACCACTTCTTACTTCACATCGTTTCCGTTACTGATGATGGCGCTGAAGATTTAGGTTGGAAAAAATATGCAGTAAAACCAACAAAGCGGCAAGTGCGCAAATTGACTAAGTTTGTACTTAACCATATTAAGCAGACTCAGGAGGGGTGATGGATATATCACAAGCAGGAATTGAATTAATGCAGCACGCTCTCGGCATTAACCAGCAAAACAGAAGACCATACAGGAATTATTTTCTTTCATCAGGAAGAAATGAAGAATGGGAGAGTTTAATTAAAAATGGGTTGGCCGCATCAAACCCAGCACCAAAAGAATTTTGTGGTGATATTTATTATAAGGTTACCGATACCGGAATTAATATCGCCATTGCTAAATTACCAGAGCCACGAAAATTAACTAAATATGACGAATATCTTGATGCGGATACGTGTGTATCATTCAGCGAATGGCTTGGCATTAAGTTGCCAGAATATGAACACCGATATCGTGACAGTAAATACGAATACAGAATGTATCGAGAAATCCGAGACAGATGGTGGAATTTAACACGCATAGAAGGCGAATGGATGCCAACTATGAAAGCCGCCAAAGCAAGTTATAAGGAAGCTCTGAAAGCCAGCAGGTAGCCAATCATGACCATAATCGGATTTGTATTACTACTGGTGATGCACGGCTCTGCTGTGCCTGTTACCGATGACATTTATACGCTCGAAGAATGTGAGAGCCGCGCAGTGCAGGTAATGGCTGTGCGGAATGTTGAATTAGTGTGTGCGGAGGTGGTGAGGTGAAATTTAAGGTTGGCGATAAAGTGAAAATGATACCGAATGGTTTTCTTGGGCATATCGTAGTGAGATGCAACCGGGAATATTTAGTAAGAAAACTGAATGGTAGCGAAGGATGGTATCAAGAAGACGAACTGGAGCTGGAGTTAGCCAATGAACAAATATCGTGACAAATCAGACTTTGAGATTAATAAGGCTGTGGCTGTTAATATTAATGGCACTGACGATGTTTTAGAAAAGTTCGGTAGAATATATATCAGTGATGGCGATAGAGGTGCGATGGTGAGCTTCTCCCCTGCAACAACCCAGCGGACGCAATGCCGATTATTATTGAGAATAAAATCGACCTAACTCATCTCGTCGGTGACATGGTGTGCGCAAAGCACAAAGAATATTGGTGTATTCGTAAAAATCCATACCGCGCAGGTTGTGAGGTTTTCCTGATGATGAAGGATGCGGAGAATGAAAGCTGATTACGGCGGGAGCACAACACCAAAGGAATTGCGTGATTTATGGCAAACTCCCATCCCGTTATTCTCAGCACTGGACGCTGAATTCGGTTTTTACCTTGATGCCGCCGCCGATAAAAATAATACCCTCTGCTCTCATTATCTCACCGAAAAAGACAACGCATTAAACTCCGACTGGCAAAGCTACGGCTCAATATGGTGCAACCCACCGTATAGCGACATACAGCCGTGGGTACGCAAAGCTGCCGAACAGTGCGGGAAGCAACTGCAGCCGTCGTGATGCTGGTTCCGGCAGATACATCCGTGGGATGGTTTAAATCGGCACTGGATACCGTTGATGAGGTCAGGTTTATTACCGGTGGCCGGATATCGTTTATTAATGCTGGCACAAACAAACCGGTGAACGGAAACAATAAAGGCTCCATGCTTTTAATATGGAGACCGTTCACCCAGCCCCGACGGATAATTACCACAGTTAACCGTGATGACCTGATGGATATCGGCAACCGGTTACTGGAATCACAAATCTGAGGTGACCAATAACACCACAGGAAGCAGAGAACGGACGCAGACGAATAGCAAGGGAATGCCTGAAGGAATTAATGCAGTACACATCAGACGAACAACACACCGCAATACTCGATAAATACACCATCAAATTCGCTCCGCTAAATCACATGCGCTTCAACAATAAAGACGTGTTGAGCCATTACGTGCGATTACTGCAAAAGGAGAAATAAATGTCAGGAATGACCATATCCAGGAAAGTCGCGGCACAGCTGATCGGGATAACGGAAAATACCCTTTCTCAGTGGTGCCGTGCAGGGATTATTGCCTATACCAGAAAAAATCCCATGAAGAAAAATTCCCCTTACCTATTTACCAGAGCAGCATGTATTGCCGCGGCTAACAAATCGATTCACACTATGCCAGTGAACACTGGTGAGACTGGAGGAACAAAACCATGTCAATATTCCGGAGAGGTAAGATCTGGTACGGTGACTACTCGACGCCAGGCGGCAAACGCATCAAGGAGTCTCTTGGCACAGAGGACAAGAAGCAAGCGCAGGAGTTGCACGACAAGCGAAAGTCTGAGTTATGGCGCATAGAAAAACTAGGAGACTTCCCGAGCGTAACATTTGAAGAGGCTATCGTAAGATGGCTGGAAGAGAAAGCCGATAAAAAATCACTGGACGATGACAAAGGCCGGCTTTCGTTCTGGCTTGATCACTTCGAGGGTGTTCAGCTAAGAGACATCACCGAGGCGAGGATATACGCTGCTGTCAGTAAGATGAAAAACAGGAAGGTTCGCGAACGCTGGGAGAAACAAGCAGCCGCAGCGAAAAAGAAAGGGAGGGAGATACCGGCTTACCAGGAGGCGAGAGTATCAACCGCCACAAAAGCAAAGCACCTGGCAATAATGAAGTCACTTTTGCGCACCGCCGAGGTTGACTGGAAGTGGTTGGAAAAGGCACCGGTAATTAAAGTGCCGACAGTGAGAGAGAAGCGAGTCCGGTGGCTTGAATATCATGAAGCACAACGGTTGATAAAAGAATGCCCTGAACCGCTAAAGTCGGTTGTTACCTTCGCGCTGGCAACCGGTTTGCGCCGGTCGAACATAATCAGTCTGGAGTGGAGCCAGATTGACATGCAGAGAAAGGTGGCGTGGATTCACCCGGAAGACAGCAAGTCAGGGCAGGCAATAGGTGTCGCGCTCAATGATACCGCATGCGGTGTACTAAGAGCGCAGATCGGGAATCATCATAAGTGGGTATTCGTCCACACCGAGCAGAAAGTAAAGCCTGACGGAACAAAAACACCGGCAGTACGGAAAATGCGGGTCGACTCTAACACAGCATGGAGAGCAGCGTTAAAACGGGCAGGCATAGAAAACTTCCGGTTTCACGATCTGAGGCACACCTGGGCAAGTTGGTTAATTCAGTCAGGAGTACCGCTTTCAGTTCTTCAGGAAATGGGCGGATGGGAGTCAGTAGAGATGGTACGACGGTATGCACACCTTGCACCAAATCACCTAACTCAGCATGCAAAACAAATTGACGTTATTTTCGGCAACGATGACCCAAAATGTCACAGTTCCGCCCCAAATACGTCCCACATGGCAAAAGTGGAGAATTTTAAATGA